GGGGTTTCCGGAGCAAGGTCCTCCAAAACCTGGTCTGAAACAGCCCGGGCCTGGGCCGAAAGTGATGCAGCACCGGATGGAGTTTCCGGGGCCAAGTCTGCCAAGAGCTGGGCAACGATTTCTTCCCAAAAAGCGGCCGAAGCATCCACCAATGCCAAGGCAGCGGATACCAGTGCCAAAGCTTCTGCCAGCAGTGCGGCTGCAGCCAAGATGTCTCAGGAAGGAGCCACCACCCAGGCTACCCTGGCACGGCAAAGTGCCGAAAGTGCTGGGGAGAAGCTGGCCCAGATGCAGATTGACCTGAAAGTGAAAGCAGATGTGGACAGCCCGGTCCTTACGGGAACGCCTGTGGCACCGACTCCTGACAATAATGCCCAAAGTACCCAGATTGTCAATGTGGCCTATGTGAAGCAGAAAATTGCCGAACTGGTCAATGGCTCGGATGCTTCTCTGGATACCCTGAAGGAGCTGGCGGACGCCCTGGGAAATGACCCGAACTTCGCCACCAGCATCATGGCGGCCATTGGGAAAAAGTTGGACGCTACCGCAATGGCCCAGGCGGCTTTGGCCGATGGGAAGGGAAACAACATTGCAGAGACCTATGCCACCAAGGCGGAACTGACTGGAGAAACGGCAACTCTTGCAGCCGTGGCCAAAAGTGGAAGGTACAAGGATTTGCTGGAACGGCCTACCATTCCGGATAAAACCAGCCAGCTCACCAACGACAGCCGGTTTGTGGCAACGGATGAAACGGGGAATGTGACCTTGACCGGTACGCTGACGGCTGCGAAAGTCTACAACGCGGTGTATAACGACTACGCAGAATTCTTTCCTCGGGGTGGCGACACCCAACGGGGCGATATCATTGCCCTGGATGAAACCACTGGGAAAGAGCAGTATGGCCGGGCAACCTCCAGCAGTCAGTGTGTGGTGGGGGTCCATACAGAAGATTTTGCTTCCATCATTGGCGGCCGGACCCTTTCTCCAGGAGATGATATTCTGAAAACCAATCTGCCCACTTATATCCCGGTAGCCCTGGCCGGCCGTGTGCCCGTCCGCATGTACGGGAAGGCCAAGAAGGGCGGCTGGGTGATCCCTTCCGAAATGCCTGGGGTAGGCCGGATGGCCCTTCCGGGAGAAAATCTTACCCAGGCGGTGGGACAGATCGTGAAGGACGATACCGCAGAAAACGTGCGGCTGGTGAAGATCATGGTAAGGAGTGGAAGATGAAATACCTCAGACGAAATATCAATACCGTATTCCTCATGCTGGGGAATTCCTGCAATATGAATTGTGCCTACTGCCTGCAGCATCCCCTGGTGCATAAGCCATTGACGAAAGACGTGAACCCCGAAATCTACGACTTCCTGGAAGAGATTTCTCGGGAGAATGCCCGGCCTCTCCACCTGCAGTTCTACGGCGGGGAGCCTCTGTTGTACTTTGGCACCATCCAGGAAGTAACCAAGGAAATCGAAAAAAGAAAACTCCCTATGACCTTTGGAATCATCACCAATGGACGGGCACTGACGGACGAAATGGTCCGTTTTTTTAATGCCCGGAATTTCACGGTCTGTGTTTCCTGGGATGGGCCTCATGTGAAGGAAACGAGAGGGTATGATGTGTTTTCCGTGCCGGAAATCCGGGAACGGATCCTGGCCCTGGAACATCTCTGTCTTTCTGCGGTTCTTTCCGCCAAAGCCTATCCCAGGGAAGTCCTCCAGGCTTTCCAGCAGATTTCGGAAGAGTACAGCGCCATCCATGGCTACCAAATTGCGGTGAACCTGGATGAAATCATGGATACCGGCCTTCCTAAGAAGGACCTGCTGGCTATCGACTACGGACGGGTAACGCGGGAGATGAAGGAAATGACCCTCCGGTTCCTGGATGGCTTCGGGAAAAGGGTTCCTGTAGAAAGGTACACAGAAGAAGCTTACATCCTCCAGTTATTCCATGCTTTGAAGGAATTCTACCTGACAGGAAAAGGAAAGTGGAATCGGTATACTGCTGCCTGCGGGAATGGTCTCACGGTGTTGAATCTGGATCTCCAGGGAAATCTCTACCCTTGCCATAATACATCACGGAAGGTTGGCACCATCCGTGATTGTTACTTTTCGTATTTGCAGCGGATCCTTGCGGGAGATCATACTCGTGAACACAGAAAAGAGTGCTTATCCTGCACGGCCCTCGCCTTTTGCCAGGGAGGCTGCAAGCTGGTGGGGGACAAGGCCCGGAAGGAATCTTACTGCAAGTTCAAACGGGCCGTCTTTACCCCGGTCCTCATGGCCATTCAGCAGTACGGGCAGAAGCTATTGGAGAAGAACCATGGCAAAGAACGGAACCATCAATAAAACCACCTTCACGGACACGACAGCCCTCACAGATACCAGTGAGCTGAAGGTGAAGGCCATCCATGTGACGGAACTCCAGACGGCCCTGGAACAGCTCAATGCCTACGGGGCCAATGTGGACAACTGCGGAAACTGCACCTTCTGCCAGTCGTGCCAGAAATGCCAGACCTGCCAGGGATGTCAGAGCCAGAAATGTCAGTCCAGTTCCTGCCAAACCTGCCAGAGCATCAGCCAGTGCAGCTCGAGAAACTGCACCTGCCAGACGAGAGGGCAATGTGACTGCAACTGCTCTGGTGGCAACTGTAACTGTTCGGATGATTCGGGAGGAGGGCCATAATGGCAAGTCAGAACGAGATTGTATGGAAGAAGGACCTGACGGACATCCAGTCGGGACTGGAAAACCTTGCCACAAAGACGAAGATTTCCATCGACCTTTCCTCGATGAACTATGACAAGGTGAAGAAAATCAACGTGGCAGCCCTGGAAACAGCGGTGAACAAACTAGAGGAGGCCTTTTCGGGAAACTGTTGCCAGGCCAACTGCTGCCAGACTTGTCAGGGGTGCCAGTCTTGCCAGACATGCCAGGGATGCCAAAAATGCCAGACCTGTCAAGGGTGCCAAACCTGCCAGGGGTGCCAGAAATGCCAGTATTACATGACCCAGAACTGCAATTGCGACTGCAACTGCAATTGCTCGGATGACAGCTAAAGGAGGAACAACTTATGATCATTGCAAAAGGAAACGTAAGTACGGCGGAAGGGCCTGTGCCGGTAGAGAATCTAAAACCGGGAATGCTGGTGGTGGACCGGGGCCATCGGGCAAGGAACCTGCTGATGGTAGAACAGGTCCAGCTCCATCAGACACTCCATTTTGAACGGAACAAAGACCTGGTCCTGGCGGGGAACAGCCTTCTTTTCACCCTTACTGGGTTGCGAAGCGCCATCTCCCTCAAAGGCGTGCGGAAGGCTATGAATGGACGAATCCAGATGCTCTTTGAAGGGAGAAAGATGCAGGAGGATGTGATGAAAATCAAAAAGGAAGAAGTCACCGGCTATCGCCTGACCATCGAGGGTGGCAAGGATGTCCTGGTCAATGGGTACGATGTAGCAGACAAGGAGGAAGGGGTATGCTGAAGATCTATTACAACGAGGAATCCAATGCTGACTACCTGATACACCTGACTCTCCGGGGCGATTACTGCAAGGCGGAATGCACCAGCAATAGCGAAAGCCGGAAGGGAGCGGATGTGATCGAGACCATGCATCCTTACAGTTCCTACGTTCTTACAGAAGGAAACGGGACCGTGAAACTGTTCCGCCGTCCCATGGCCTCGGACTACCGGTTCCTTGACCTTAACCGGCTGGGGGTATCCATCAAACTGGACTTTGCCGTTCTGACCCAGCTTTATGGAAATACCACCATCCTCGATATCGATACGGGCATCATGGCGGAAGGCCAGCGGGATATTATAGTGCGGATGTTCAACGGGCAGAAGGAAAACCTGACCATTGACTCGGACCAGGAATACGAACTGCTGCCCTTTCACACCAGCGACCTGATTCTGGGGGACCATCCCCGGATGACCTTGTGGGACAGCTACAGTCTTTCTGCCAACGGACGGGAGCTGATGGCCAACCGGAAAGGGTACCTCATCGACGGGGATCCGGAAGAACCCTTCGTCCCGGAAGGGAGCAGGGACTACATCGACTTTACCATCCAGAAGTACAAGGGGGACTTCTCCACCAGGGAAAAGCTCACAAGAGATATGGATGACGAGGAAGTCTTTGTGGAATCTTCTGCGGGCCTTGTGAACAACAGACGGGTAAGGCTTGTAAAGGGAACGGGCAGTTTCCGCCTGTATCCCTTTGGGTACGAAGGCCCGGTGAAGATTAAGCTGGGGAGAAAGTGGTACGAAGTGTGGAACGACTATCTGGTATTTGTGGGAAAGCAGGATTGATATGCAGAAAAATGGTATGGATTTGTCTACAAAGTATCAAATCACCCTTTATCTAGGGAGCCAGTGCAACCTGCATTGTGCCTACTGTCACCGGGAGGCATCGGACGGGGAAGGAGAAATCGCGGAGAGCTTTCTGGAAGAACTGAAGTGCAATCCGCCTTCTTCCATCAAGTTCATGGGCGGGGAGCCTCTCCTTTACATGAAGGAGATCCGGAAAGTGGTGGCTGCGGTGCCTAAAGCGAAATTTGCGGTGAGCACCAACGGCATCGGCATCGAAAAGCACCTGGAGTACTTCCGGGAGCACCGTTTCCAGATTTGCATCAGCTATGACGGGGCGGAAAAGGACTTGCGGGGGTATGATCCTTTCACTGCTCTCTGGGATTACCCGGACCTGGCGGTTTCCACCACCCTGTACCATGGGAATACGGACCTGGGAGCCATTATGGCAAAGTTCCGGGAGAAGGAGAAAGTCATCGGACGGAACCTGTCCTTCTTCCCGCATCTCATGCATGTAACCAACGAGACCAACCGGAAGTATGCTCTGACCCGGGAGGACTATGATTCCATCCTGGAACAGTACAAGAAGTATGTGGGGTTGTATCTGTCCCGGCTGAAACGCTTCGGGATAAAAGATCTGCGGTATGAAGGACTTTACCAGACCCTGGAACGGCGCAGGGAGGTTCAGTACATTTACGGAGAAACCTACTGCAGCAACCGGACCATCCGGAAGGTGGATACCAAAGGACGGCAGTATCCGTGTCTTTATATCCGCCGCCAGGGGCTTTCCGATAACTGGTTGAAGGAACAGCAGGATCTCCTGGATGCCTTGAGTCCCGAATGCCGCCAGTGCTCTGTTTACGGCATGTGCGGCGGGGCCTGTATCGTCAGCCAGGTGCATGCTCAGGAGTGCCGGTTCTACAAGGCCCTCTACACCTGGTTCCAGAAGGAAGTGAACCGGCTATGAACCATCTCTTTATCTTCCTGGAGGCGGTGCAGACAACGGATACCATTTCCCTGGATCTGGAAGAAAGGCGACTGAGCTTCTCCTGCAGCAACAAACGAGTGGCCATCAACCTGGATGCCCTTCGGAGCGGGTCCTCCACGGTGATCCTGAAGAACCCCATCACAGGGTCCGTGTATCCCCTGTTCAACTTCCGGGAGATTCTCCAGGTGATGGATCTGGGGCCCCAGGAGCTGCTGCGGACTCTGAGTCTGTGCTCCTTTGTGCAGATTGACAAGTACGGGAAGGATACCTTTATGAAGGTGTTCCTGCCCAAGGGCCAGCCGGAACTCCGAAGCCGCACTCATGACTTCTCCCGTTTTCCTCATGTAGCCATGGCCGACCTCCACAAACTGGACCGGGCCTTTAGCTGGAGTGTGCATCATGTGAAGGCCCGGATCCATTATGGTCGGATCGAGGGAAGCCTGGTGTTTGAACGATCTGCCTTCTGGAAGGAGCCGGTTTATGTGAGCCACGCCGGCCAGACCCAGGAGCTGACCCAAGGGGAGAACTGGTTCTCCTTTGCCTGGAGTCCTACGGAAGACGTGTACTGCGGCACCGAAAAGGGACGGTACAAAGGCCGGGCTCTCCATGTTTCGGGAGATCGAAGATAACAGAAAGGAGGGAAGACCATGAACTTCATTAGCTACACTTTTGTGAACGCGGTAATCAGTGCCCTGGCAGTCTTCGGGTGCTGGCTGATCCTGCGGCCACAAAAAATCGAGAACCAGGCGCTCCACAAAAGCATCGACAACAACACCAAAGCTCTGGAAGATTTGACGGGGCTCATCAATGAAATGCGGGTGGCCCAGGCGGGCATCGAGACCAATATCGACAACCTGTGGCACCGGTACAAGGACCTGAAGGGAGAAGTGGACCGCATCCACGATCACAGTAATCTGGGGAATCCGCCATGTTTGAAAAAGTAAAAGGGATACTGACTAAAGGCCTGGATGCGGTGAAAGCACGCCTGAACCAATTCCAGCAGCCCATCAAATGGATCGTCATAGGGTATCTTGTGACGGTCTTTCTTTTTGTGCTTTCCTACTATGGCTTCTGGCTGTATCTGGCGGTGACGGGGAAAATCCAGCTGCCGGACCTTCTGGCCATGGTGCGGGAACTGGTCGGGCCTGCCATGGTGGGGTTTGTCACCTTCATTGCAGGCTGCTTTGTGGATCTTGACGGGAACGGCATCCCGGACCACTTTGAAAAGGAGGAGAAGAAATGAAGATTTTTATCAATCCAGGGCATATGCCCGGTGTGGACAGCGGGGCTGTCAATGACAAATACGGCGTCACGGAAGCCGGTATCGTGAAGAAAATCGGGGCAGGAGTCCAGCAGTACCTGAACCGGGTGGGTTATGACTGCCTGCTGGTCCAGTCCGACAATCTCTGCGGGGAGTCTCCCAATTATACCAACATTTGTGCCAGTGCCAACGGGTGGCAGGCGGACCTGTTCCTGTCCATCCACTGCAATGCGGCAGCTGCAGAAGAAGCCCAGGGGACGGAAACTCTGGTGTACAGCAGTGACAGTGCAGAAGTCTGCGGTCTGGCGGAATGCATCCAGAACCAGATTGTCCAGAGCCTGGGGACCGTGGACCGGGGCGTAAAGGAACGGCCGGGGCTGGCGGTGCTCCGGGAGACGGATATGCCGGCGGTCCTGGTGGAAACGGCGTTCATCACCAATGAGGAAGATGTACAGCTCCTGATGAACCGGAAGAACGAATTTGCCCGTGCCATTGCCCGCGGGGTGACGGATTATGTGGCCCAGAAAGGATGAGGACCATGGACATGTGGCGGATCAGCGATGAATTTCTTCTGGGCTATCTGTTGGGCATCCTGACCGGGGTGCTTCTCTTTACCCTGGTCATCTGAAGAAAGAGGGTGGGGATCATTGAGAAAAAGCGCCTGGTGCTTATTGCTGTGCTTGTTGTTGTCCTTTCCGCAGGTCTCCTGGGCCTCTACGTATTCCATAACAGAAGAGGAACTGACCCAGTTGGAAAGCCATATCAGCGAGCTGCAGACCATCAACAGCAGATTACAGAAGGAATCCAGTCAGCAGAAGAAACGCATGGAGGAATTGGAAACGCAATTGACCGCAGCGCAGAACGAATTGCAGAAAGCCAGGGAACAGTCCAGTCTGCTCGGGAGTCAGTTGAAAGAACTGGAGAGGACCTCGATCAGGCAGGAAGAATCCTTGCGGATTGCCAACGAATCCTTAGCCGCGTACGAGAAAGAAAACAATAGAACACAGAAAAGGCTGAAAGCCCAGCGGAACCTGGCTTACGGGATAGGGACAGTGCTGCTGGCGGCTTTGGTGCGGAAATGAAGAGGGCCATGGTGGGGGAAATCCTACCATGGCTCTATTTTTATCTATATTTATAATATCCTGTACCATTTAATTGATTTGCCGTACTTTGGGAAACGGGATGTGGTGCACTGTCTTTTAGAATTGCTTCAGCTGCAGAGTCTTTGTACATTATCTCTGATCCAAAATTTCCTTCTGCATTAAAAAGTTGTTGATCGGTGTTAGTATCAAAAATCTTGAAGCTTTTCATTACGACACCGAAGGCACCTTTGGCTGCAATTTTATAGCTACATATAATTGTACCTGCATAAGTGCCTGACCCCATCGTTGTTCCGTGGACATTTAATGGGACAATTTTAACTTGGAACTGAAAACTGTGGTTGTTATACTCATGGTGGTTATCACCAGTATCTGTTGAATGGTCATGTTTATAATAGACATCATATGGTAACTGACTTTCAGAATCCCTCATAGACGTAATTCCGCGAAAGGTTGTTAGATGATTGATTAAATACATATCTACATTATGTGCAACTGGTGGGGTCCATAACAGACCAAATCGCCCAGCGTAAATCCAGTCGTCATCCGCTGCAGAGACTGATGATGAAAACGCAAAGGTAAAAAGTGCAACAAGTATGAAAAAGAATTTTTTCATTTTTTCCAACCTCCCTATGTGAATAAAATTAAATTAATATAATGGCTTTTTATTATATACCAAATATTTTGTAATATTTATTATAGTTATAGTTTTGTCATTTAAGTTGACTTTGCTTTTTTTGAATAATTTTTGAGATAGAAGTATTTAGCAATTTTGTATATCTTTTCTGAAGCGGTTTCAGGAACAACTGGTTTCCAAATTCGATTATTTTCATCATCTTCTATTTGATCTATGAGATTCCAATTCATATCATAAACATATACATTATTCATCGAGAGCTTTCTATTTATAAGATCTACAGTCCAGTCACATTCCATTATCTCTTCTTTTGGAGAATTTCTATAAAACAACAACCATAAATTGACCTTTTTATAGCCATCTTCTTTTCTTGCATAGATTGATTGTCTATCAAACCATATACTTCTAGTAGAATTTGATGCAATCCATGTCCATCGCTTAGGATTTGGTTGAAACTCTGCAAAACAAGGTGTTAGAAAGCAAGAAAACATTGCAATAAGTAGAAAAACATTAATTATTTTTTTCATTTTAACCTGCTTCTTTTCAACAAAACGGTACTTGCTAGAACTAAATTTCATCTATAGAAATTTCGTCCATGCGTGTGTTTCCATTCCTTACCGTAAACAGTGTCAAACTATAGCTCGTATATTGAATTCCATCTCCAAAGGGACTGGGTTTTTCTTCTATTTTTACTGGTTGTGATTTTGACCCAGCCTTAGCATCTTGTTCTTCATAAAGATATTTAAAACGGACATCATAATTTCCAGGAGTTATATTTTTTGCTGTGAATTTTTCACCCTCTCTAATGGTAAAACACCGTACAGGTCTAGGGGAGCCATCTAAGGACCAAATCCTCACATAAACTGGTGCACTGTTCTGGGAATTGTCGACTTCGATTGTGCTATACCCTTTATTATTTTTAATGGGCTCTCCTTTGACATATCCTGTAACTACACCTTTTTTGGGGGTCAATTTAGAAGAGGGTTTTACTGGAGCTGCTTTAGCAGGGGCTTTATTTACTGCTTTATATGGAGCTTTTGGCGGTTGAGATTTTTTACTTGTAGAATTCGATGAACTTACGCCTGCAAAAATTATTAAGCCCCATATAGCAAATGCAACAGCTTGCAATAATTTAAATCCAGAAGATCGCCTAGAACTTATGATAATGTATGAATCCATGGAAGGACTCAAAACACGATATTCTTTTATAGGAAAAACAGGAATCCATAGAATGGTAAACCAGTATGATTTAATATAGCTCCCGCTATATTTATCTTCTTCTTTTTTTTCCAATTAAGGTAAAGCCAATCCCGTTTACTCGCCTTAATGTTAATGGATCCTCTGGATTGTATATTTTTTCACCATTTTCTTTGGCTAAATGTAAGGCACGGAGAATACAAATTTGCAATGGTGATAGGTCATCGGATGTACTGTTATCTTGATATTGTTGCCTCTGTCTTTCGGTTGTGTTTTGGGATGAATTTCTTGCTGAAGAAGATGTGTTTCGACTCTGATTATTTTGGGCCGATTCCCTGGAAGTACCATTTCTTCGAGAATCATAAGTTCTTCTTTTTTCTGGGTCGCTCAGTACACTATAGGCTTCATTTAAAAGTGCCATCTTTTTGACGGCAAACTCCTTATCCGGATATACATCAGGATGATATTTTTTGGCTAAAATGAAATAAGCTTTTTTTATAATTTCTGGAGAGGCTTTTGGATGTACCTCTAAAATCTCGTAATAATCAACCATTTAAAATGCCTCCTGAAGGATATCTCTAAGAAAATGACTCCATCTGAGATTGCAAATAACAAATGACAACCTATAGATAATTTAATCCTTCCTCGGGAATAATTTAGGTGAATAAATACATTGATGATTTTATTCTATCGTATTTTTGAAATTAATGCATCATAAAAAATATTTCAACGATAATGCAGAAATATCTAAAGTTTAGAGAGAAATCTGGCTTCTGAAACAAGTATAGAATTTTAAGTGTCCTAAAATTCGAACTGTGTCTATGCTATAATAAATAATAGCGTAACCGATGAGGAAAAGAAGGAATACAGAGAACTGAGAAATGAAAGAGAAATGGTTCTATGATAAAATAGAATCATCTCAGAAAAATTTCTACTTTTGGCCAAAGGAGATTCACAACCATGAACAACGAAGAAAAAAGCCTGGAACAGGTTCTGTGGGATTCTGCCAACGTGATGCGCCAAACCATGGGGGCAGCGGACTACATGAACTATGCCCTGGGCCTTATTTTTTACAAGCATCTGTCTGATAAAACCCTGGAAGCGGCAGCCGATGCCCTGGTGGATTCCGGAGAACTGGAAGAAGAGGCAGTGACCACGGAAGAGGCCCGCCAGGCTGTGTACAAGAAATATTACGAGGATGAAGAATTCCATGATGACCTGCTGGAAACCATGAATATGGATTATGAAATCAAGCCGGACTTTACCTTTACTGCTTTGATGGATTCCATCCGGAAGCAGCAGTTCCAGCTGGAAAATCTGAACCAGGCGTTCCGGGATATTGAACAGTCCAATTCGGACCTTCTGGGCCATCTGTTCGACGATGTGGACCTGTATTCTACCAAGCTGGGGTCCACGCCCCAGAAACGGAACGACATGATTGCCCAGGTGATGACGGCCCTGGCGCCCCTGAACCTGGACAGCCACAGCGGGGACGTGCTGGGGGATGCCTATGAATACCTGATCGGCACCTTTGCTTCGGATATGGGCCAGAAGGCGGGAGAATTCTATACCCCCCAATCGGTTTCCCAGCTGCTGACTCACATTGTAACCTGGGGCCAGGAAGCCAAAAAGGGGTTCAGTGCCTACGATCCGGCCATGGGATCCGGTTCCCTGCTGCTGAATGTACGCCATTATATCAAGGATGTGGATTCCATAGAGTATTACGGCCAGGAAATCAAAACATCCACCTATAACCTGGCCCGGATGAATATGATCATCCACGGCATTGCCGCCACCAACCAGCATCTGCGGAATGCGGATACCCTGGACCGGGACTGGCCCAGTGATGAAGTGACGACTTTTGACGGGGTGATGATGAATCCGCCCTATTCCCAGCACTGGAGTGCGGACAAGGGGTTCCTCAATGACCCCCGGTTTTCCGATTACGGGGTTCTGGCCCCCAAATCCAAGGCCGACTATGCCTTTTTGCTCCATGGCCTATACCATCTGCGGGATTCCGGTACCATGGGCATCGTCCTGCCCCATGGGGTGCTGTTCCGGGGTGCTGCGGAAGGGAAGATCCGCCAGAAGCTGCTGGAAAAAGGCAATATCTATGCGGTAATCGGCCTCCCGGCGGGGATTTTCTATTCCACCGGCATCCCTACCATCATCATGGTGCTGAAAAAAGACCGCCCCGGCCGGGATGTGCTGTTCATCGACGGCAGCCAGGAATTTGAAAAAGGCAAGGCCAAGAACACACTGACCCCGGCCAACATCCAGAAGCTGTTCCAGGCCTATGTGGACCGGAAGGACGTGGACAAATTCGCCCATGTGGCCTCCTTTGAAGAAATCCAGGAAAACGACTTCAACCTGAACATCCCCCGGTATGTGGATACCTCCGAACCGGAACCGGAAATCGATCTGGGAGAAGTGAATAGGGAACTGGCGGATACCAACGCACAGATCCAGGCAGCCGAAAAAGAACTGGCGGACATGATGGGAGACCTGACCACCACCGATCTCAAGAAGGCTAAAGACCTTCAGGACCTGCTTCACCTGTTTCAGTAAGGAGATGGGATGATGAAAAAAGAAATGAAAAAGGTTCCGGCGGTACGGTTTACGGGGTTTACGGGCGATTGGGAACAGCGGAAGTTGGGAGAAATTGCTGATAAAGTTACCTCGAAAAATAAAGAGCATAGGTACAAGGAGACGTTAACAAATTCTGCAGAGCAGGGAATTGTAAGCCAAAAGGAATATTTTGACCATAGTATTTCCAACATTGAAAATATAAATGGTTATTATGTAGTAGAAGATAATGACTTTGTCTATAATCCTAGAATCTCGACTTCTGCACCTGTAGGACCAATCAATCGCAATAAATTAGGCAGAACGGGTGTAATGTCTCCTCTCTACACTGTTTTTAAACCTCATGAAATTGATGAATCGTATCTTGAATGGTTTTTTAAGAGCAGCCATTGGTATAAATTCATGTATTTGAATGGGGATACTGGTGCTCGTTCTGATAGATTTGCCATTAAAGACAGTGTTTTTTTCAAAATGCCCATATCAGTGCCTACTTTTGAGGAACAATATAAAGTTGGTGATTTTTTAAATGAGGCTGACCACCTTCTCACCCTCAACCAGCAGAAACTGGACCAGCTGAAAAAGCTGAAAGCCTATTTCCTCCAGAACCTATTCCCGGCCAAAGGGGAGAAGGTCCCGAAAATCCGGTTCAAAGGGTTTACGGGGGATTGGGAAGAACGGAAAATCGGAGATTGTTTTGATGAACGAAAAGAGGGTATGCCCAATGGTGAATTGTTATCAGTTACAATAAATGAAGGTGTAAAACGATTTTCTGAACTGGAAAGACATGACAGTTCAAATCAAGACAAGTCGAAATATAAAAAGGTCTGTATAGGTGATATTGCTTATAATTCTATGAGAATGTGGCAGGGAGCAAGTGGAGTTTCAACCTATGAAGGAATTGTAAGTCCAGCGTATACAATTTTAAAACCAAAGAATGGAATCAATTCAAAATTTGTATCTTATTTATTTAAGAAAAAAGATATACTGTATATTTTTCAAGTCAATTCGCAAGGAATCACTTCAGATAATTGGAACTTAAAATTTCCGATATTAAGTAAAATTTCTATCAGAGTACCGGCATCGATTAAAGAACAAAATAAAATTGCTAAGCAAATGGAAAAAATAGATGATATTATCACACTCCACCAGCAAAAAATAGCTCAATTCCAGGCAGTAAAAAAATTCCTGCTGCAAAATCTGTTTGTATAAGGGGGAACCTGTATGACTTCCTATGAATCGGAAGAAAGCATGGAACAGCACCTGCTCCGGCAGCTGACGGAACAGCAGTCCCAGTGGACACTCCGGGAGGACCTTCACACCATCCAGGACCTGTGGGACAATTTCCGGCGGATCTTGGTGAACAACAACAAGGAGCTGTTTGACGCCCATCCCCTCACCGATGGGGAATTCCTCCAGGTGCAGAACCAGCTCCGATTCCCCACCTTTTACGACGGGGCCAAGTGGATGCTGGGCGAAAACGGGGTGGCCCGGGTGGATATCCAGCGGGAAGACGCCAGCCTGGGCACCATCCACCCGGTGGTGTTCAAACGGGTGGATATTGCCGGGGGTTCTTCGGTGTACGAAGCGGTGCACCAGATCCAGTTCCCCCGGAGGGAGGCTCTGGACCGGAACCGCCGGGGAGACGTGACCCTCCTCATCAACGGGCTGCCCATGATCCATATCGAACTGAAGAACCGGGCCCATCCCTATATGGAGGCCTTCAACCAGATTAAGAAATACCTGAAAGAAGGAGTGTTCCGGGATATTTTTTCCACCCTCCAGATGTTCGTGGTATCCAACGGGACGGATACCCGGTACATTGCGGCCGCTGCGGAAAGCAGTCTGAATCCCCAGTTTCTGTCCCTGTGGCTGGATGACAAGAACCAGCCCCAGACCGACTATCTGTCCTTTGCCCGGGAGGTATTGTCCATTCCCGCGGCCCATCGGATGGTGTCCCAGTATACGGTGTTGGACAGTGAACGGAAGGCCATCATCCTGCTCCGGCCCTACCAGATCCACGCCATCGAAGCGGTGAAAAACGCCGTGAATCCCTATACGGACGGGGGCACCCAGTCTGGCTTCATCTGGCACACCACCGGGAGCGGCAAGACCCTCACTTCCTACAAAACGGCCCATTACCTGACCCAGATCCCCAGTGTGGACAAGGTGATCTTCGTGGTGGACCGGAAGGACCTGGACAACCAGACCACCGGGGCTTTCCAGGCCTATGCCCAGTATGACACCATCGATGTGAACGAAACGGACAACACCGGGGACCTGGTCAGGAAGCTCCAGGCCAAAGGCGGGGATGTGATCGTCACCACCATCCAGAAGCTCCAGATTGTTATGAAGCGGTACCCGGAAGGGTGCGACAAATACGAAAAGCTCCACAAGCTCCGGCTGGTGTTTGTAGTGGATGAATGTCACCGGGCGGTATCCCCGGCAGCCCAGGCTCAGCTGGACCAGTATTTTACCCGGCCCCTGTGGTACGGGTTCACCGGCACCCCGATTTTTGAACAGGATGCCAAGAACAGCGCCGGGAATCTGCCCAAGACCACCCAGGAACAGTACGGCAAGTGCCTCCACCGGTACACCATCAAAGAAGCCCTCCACGACGGGGCTGTGCTGGGGTTCCAGGTGGAATACCACAATACCTTCGACATGGAAGAACTGGCCCGGGAGAACCATGTAACCGGCTGGGAAGAAGACCAGGACGGGTTCAGCGTGGAAAAGGCCCTGCTCCGGGAGAAAATCCTGGATGCCGCCTACGAGGACGAAGGGCACATGCGCCAGGTGGTGGATTTCATCATCAACCGTTCCAGCGGCAAGTTGGGACTGGACCGGGGGAAGGGGAACAACTTCACCGCCATTCTCACCACCAGTTCCATCCAGCAGGCCCAGCGGTATTATAAGCTGTTCCAGGATGTGAAGGCGGGGAAGGTGCCGGGGCTGGAAGTGAGCAGCACCATCAAACGGAAGCTGGCGGATTTCCCCAAAGTGGCCATTACCTATTCCGTTACGGAAAATGAGGATAACAGCACGGTGAATCAGGACCGGATGAAGGAATCCCTGCAGGATTACAACGAGATGTTCGGTACCCAGTTCGGCCTGGACCAGCTGAACGCCTACAACGCCAATGTAAACGACCGTCTGGCCCGGAAAAAGGCCCAGTACCAGGTGCGGGAAGCCCAGCTGGACCTGGTGATCGTGGTGGACCGGCTGCTTACCGGGTTCGATGCTCCCTGTCTGTCCACCCTGTTCATCGACCGGAAGCCCATGCGGTCCTATGGGATCATCCAGGCCTTTTCCCGGACCAACCGGCTGTTTGACAGCCAGAAACGGTTCGGGCAGATCGTCACCTTCCAGGTGCCGGCCCATTTCAAACGGGCGGTGGATGAGGCCATGACCCTGTATTCCGCCGGGGGCGGCAGCTTTGTCCAGGCACCCACCTGGGAAGAAGCGGAAAAGAAATTCCGGGAAGCCCTGGGGAAACTCCGGCAGATTGCAGACCGCCCGGAAGCGGTGGATGGGCTGACGAAAAAGCAGAAAATCAGCTTTTTGAAGGCCTTTCGGGATTTTGACGATGCTTACGGGGATATCCAGGTGTATTCTGAATTCCAGGACCGGGACCTGGAACGGGATTACAAGATTGCCGAAGAAATCATCGAAGGGTACAGCGGCAAGTTCCGGAATGTAAAGGAAGAATTGAAGAAGGACCCGGGGGATGGCGGGGACGAAGAAGTGAACACCGCCATCAACTACGAGCTCCGGTGCTGGCACAGGGACCAGATCGATGAGGATTACATCCTGAAACTGATGGAAGCCACCCGGCCCGATGAATCGGCCCTGATGATTGCGGACAGTGCCAAAAACCAGAAGATTTTCCAGGAAATCGCCGAAGAAATCGAGCGGTTCCGGAAGACCAATCCGGCCAGAGCCCAGATCCTGGAAGAAATCTGGCAGGAATACCGGGACAACCCGGCAGCCTTTGTGAACCAGAGCTTCGTGGATGTGATGAACGACCGGGTGCGGGCCAAAGCAAAGGCCATCATCGACAGCTTCGCCCAGGAATGGTGCGTGGACCCGGAAGCCCTGGAATTTTTCATGGAAACCTACGATGCAGGAAAAGACCCCCACGACAAACAGGTGAACCAGGACGCCTTGAAGAAGAACAGCCATGTAAAAGAATACCGGAAGACTCATCCGGATATCGGGTTGAAGTACTGGGGACATTTGTTGGGGGCTATCAGGATGATGTACGTGGAAAAGCTCCAGAAGCTGATTGAGCAGTAAGAATAGCAGCCTCTTTTGAGGATGCTTCCGATTGCTGAATATGGAAGGGATGCTTTTATGGAAAAGTGGACAGAAAGAGAAATCGATCTAAGTGAGTATATGGGATATTATGTCACATGTACCGCATTGGAATTATTTTTTGCAGGGATGGATAAGAAAGACTTGCAAGAAATGATTGAAAGAAATCCCGCAGATAAAGAAGAAATCCTAAAATTACGTACAAGAGCTGGAGAATATTTTACTTCGCTTGATATAACGGTAAACAAAGCGGCACTTATTTTAATGAATATTGGAGAAAAAGGCCTATGTGAAAGGGAATCGGGAACCTTGGGCCGTTTATGCACATCATCGGCTCAATAAAAGAGTAAAGTGGCCGATGATTATTACGGCAGTCGTGATACTGGCAATCATCTATTTCCTGTTTTTTAAATAAGCAGAGTAAGCGGAGTAGGAATTCCGCCTTAAGGAATATAGGATGCAAGAGGAACGTCCAAGTGACGGGCCTCTTTTTTTTTTCAAACTCAATAACAAACCTTAGCCGGTATGGGAGCCATAGTAGCTTCTCATACCGGCTTTTTATATGCCAGAAAAAAATTTTAAAGTTTTTTGGAAACCGTCAGAAAATCCACTCTCCCAAGGCTAAAGAGTGGAAGGGGAAAACGATACTAACCCTCAGAAAGGAGGAAAAGCCATGAAGCAAAGAGTTAGCATCAGCGTTTCTGCGGCAAAGGGTGGTGGGCATATCGCTGCCGTACGGTCTGTGTCCGTGCGGGAACGGATTCTGCGGTTCCTGCTGGGTGGGAAGGAAAAAGTAACCATCATCGTGCCAGGCGACTCCGTAGAGGAACTGGCCATCAGGGAAATTAACGAAGGAGGAAACTAAGGTGACGAAGGACAATCTTGAAAATCTGGCGAACGAAATGGCCAATTGCACAAAGACCCTGCTGCGGATTGTAGAAGCTCTGGAAAACGAGATGAACAATAGAACAGCAGAACCGGAAAAGGTGGTTCCGGAGCGGAAGGCCCTTTCTTTTGAAGAAGTTCGGAAAGCGGCGGCTGACAAGTCCCGCCAGGGATTCACAGCAGAAGTGAAAGCCCTTATTGAAAAATATGGGGCGGAAAAACTCTCCAGCGTAAAGCCGGAAGACTATGAAGCCTTTATGAAGGAACTGGAGGAGATCAGCCATGCCGGATAAGCAACATGCGGTTCTTTCCGCCTCGTCCAGCTACCGCTGGCTGGCCTGCCCGCCTTCCGCGTTGGAGTGTGCGAAGCGGCCGGATACCACAAGCGACTTTGCCCGGGAGGGTACGGATGCTCATACTCTCTGCGAATACAAGGTGAAGGAAGCCCTGGGCAGGAAGGCCCAGAACCCTACGGGGACCCTCGACTATTACAGCGAGGAAATGGCTGAATGCACGGACGACTATGCCCAATTCGTCATGGAGCGGCTTGCGGAAGCAAAGAAAGAGTGCAAGGATCCCATCGTCCTTGTAGAACAGCGGTTGGACTTCTCGAAATGGGTGCCGGATGGGTTCGGTACAGGAGACTGTGTCATTGTGGCGGACGATACCCTGACCGTCATCGATTACAAGCACGGGCTTGGTGTGGAAGTCAGTGCGGAGAAGAATCCCCAGATGATGTGCTATGCCCTGGGGGCACTGGACCTCTTCGACGGGATTTACGATATCCAAAGGGTCTCCATGACCATCTTCCAGCCAAGACGGGATAATGTCAGCACCTACGAAATGACCAAAGGTGACCTGCTCCAATGGGCGGAGAAAATCCTCAAACCCACGGCTGCTCTGGCGGCTAAAGGGGAAGGGGAGTACAAAGCCGGTGAGCACTGCCGGTTCTGCAAGATCAGGGCCACCTGCCGGAAACGGGCAGAGTATAACCTGGAACTTGCCAGGTACGACTTCGCCATGCCGTCTACTCTCTGTGACGCAGAAGTAGAAGCAGTGCTGGAAAAGGCCGATGACCTTGTAGCCTGGGTGGGTGACATTAAGGACTATGCCCTGCAGCAGGCTCTATCCGGCAAGGCATGGACTGGCTGGAAACTGGTGGAAGGGCGCTCCAATCGCCGTTATGTAGACGACGATGCGGTGGCCGCCAAAGTGGAGGAAGCCGGATACTCTCCCTACGAAAAGAAACTCATGGGCATCACAGCCCTGACCCACCTTCTGGGGAAACGGAGGTTTGATGAACTTCTGTCCGGCCTCATCGAAAAGCCCCAAGGCAAACCGGTCCTGGTACCGGAATCGGACAAACGCCCGGCTATGCATACCGCGGCAGAAGATTTTAGCAGTGAAAATTAAGGAGGAACGAACAATGAAACATTATGTAAATCCTTGCAAAGTCATTACCGGAGCAAATACCCGCTGGTCCTACGCCAACGTCTGGGAACCCAAATCCATCAACGGAGGAACCCCCAAGTACAGCGTGAGCCTCATCATCCCCAAGTCTGATACGAAGACCGTGGAAAAGGTGAAAGCGGCTATCCAAGCAGCCTATGAGGAAGGGCAGGGCAAGCTCAAAGGAAATGGCCGCATCGTGCCGAAGCTGGAAACCATCAAGAACCCGCTCCGTGACGGAGATCTGGAACGGCCTGGGGATGATACCTACAAGGACAGCTACTTCATTAATGCCAATTCTGCCACAAAGCCCGGCATCGTAGATTCTTCCTGCCAGCAGATTCTGGAACGGTCTGAAGTGTACAGCGGGGTCTATGGAAGAGCCTCCATCAACTTCTACGCCTTCAACTCCAACGGCAACAAGGGCATTGCCTGCGGCCTGAACAACCTGCAGAAGATTCGTGATGGGGAACCTCTGGGCGGAAAACCCCGGGCAGAAGACGACTTTGCTACGGCAGACGATGATGATTTCCTGGACTAAGGAGGAACAATAATGGAAAATGTTTTGAAATTGATTCTGGATTGTCTGTACTGTCTGGTTGCCCTGTGTGTTGGCGGCTTCTTTGTGGCCATGATCTATACGGATATCAAAAAGGACCAGCGGGATGAAATTGCGGCCCGGAACCGGGAGGAACGGGAAGCAGAATATCATCGCAAACAGATGGAATCCTTTCGGAAATAAGACGTGGTAAATGGTGGCGGCGGGGCCTTGTGCTTCGCCGCTTTTCTCGAGGTGAAACGTATGAAAACCATCAGTATCGATATTGAAACCTACAGCGATGTGAACTTAGCCAAGTGCGGGGTCTATAAATACGCCGAGTCCCCGGATTTTGCAATCCTCCTTTTTGGCTACGCAGTGGATGGGGGCCCAGTGCGGGTCATCGATCTGGCCCAGGGGGAAACCATCCCGGAAGAGATTCTGGAGGCCCTCACCGATGATGCTGTGACCAAGTGGGCCTTCAATGCCAATTTCGAACGGGTGTGTCTGTCCCGGTATCTCACGGATCTGGGGAGGAGCCTGGATCCCTTCCATGACCATCATCCGCTTTCTCAGGACTGTGCCATGTTCCTGAACCCGGCCGGCTGGAAGTGCTCCATGGTGTGGTCCGCCTATATGGGGTTGCCCCTTTCCCTGGAAGGAGTGGGGGCCGTGCTGAATCTGGACAACCAGAAGATGAAGGAAGGCCGGGATCTGATCCGCTATTTCTGCGTTCCCTGCAAGGAGACCAAGACCAACGGGGGACGGACCCGGAACTTGCCCCAGCATGCTCCCGACAAGTGGAATCTCTTCAAGAGCTATAACAAGCGGGATGTGGAAGTGGAAATGGCCATCCAGGAGAGGCTGCAGAAATATCCGGTGCCGGACACGGTGTGGGAAGAATACCACCAGGACCAGGAAATCAACGACCGGGGAATTGCCATTGATCTGGAACTGGCCCGGCAAGCGGTGGCCATGGATGCCAAAAGCCGGGAGAGCCTGATGGCAGCCCTGAAGGAAAAGACCGGCCTGGAGAATCCCAATTCAGTCCTCCAGATGCTGGGATGGCTCGAAGCCCGTGGCCTAAAGTCGGACTCCCTGGGGAAGAAGCAGGTGAAGGAACTATTGAAAACGGCTCAGGAGCCCCTGCACAGTGTTCTGTTGCTCCGGCAGAAGCTGGCCAAGTCCTCGGTAAAGAAGTACCAGGCCATGGAAATGACGGCCTGCCAGGATGGAAGGGCCAGGGGCATGTTCCAATTCTATGGGGCCAACCGGACCGGGCGGTTTGCGGGACGGCATATCCAATTGCAGAATCTTCCTCAGAACCATCTGCCGGACCTTTCAGAAGCCTGGGAGCTGGTGCAGCAGGGAAACTACGAAGCACTGGATCTTCTTTATGATTCTATCCCGGATGTGCTGTCTCAGCTGATCCGGACAGCCTTTGTGCCCCGTGAGGGGATGAAGTTTGTGGTCTCGGACTTCTCGGCCATTGAGGCAAGGGTCATTTCCTGGATGGCCGGGGAAAAGTGGAAAGCCGCAGCCTTTGCAGCCGGGAAGGACATCTACTGCTCAACGGCCAGCCAGATGTTTGGAGTGCCCGTGGTGAAACACGGGGTGAACGGGGATTTGCGCCAGAAGGGGAAAATCGCGGAACTGGCCTGTATCGCAGAAGGGCAGCTTGTCCTTACGGATCATGGTCTTATCCCCATTGAAAAGGTGACCACGGAAGACCGGGTTTGGGATGGAGAGAACTGGGTCCACCATGACGGGGTTGTCTACAGAGGCGAAAGAGAGGTGCTCACCTATGAAGGACTCACAGCAACTGCCGACCACATGGTCTGGGTGCAAGGGAAAGAGAAGCCAATACAGCTTGGAATCGCCGCCGCCAGCGGCGCACATCTCTTACAAACCGGAAATGGTGGGCGAGCAATACGGCTGGGTAAAAATTATCAGCCCGGAAAAACGCTGGAACGAGAAACAGAACCATTGCTATGTTTTGACCCAGTGCCAGGGCTGCGGATCCATACAATGGACTCTGCGGGATGCTCTTGTAAGCGGAAAAAGCAAGGGGTGTCAGCATTGTTCCCAAGCCAGAAAGATTCCTTTGTGGCTTTACAAGCGGTTGATGGCAGCCAAACAGCGCTGCGAAAATCCCAAAGATGCGGGCTATCGGAATTATGGAGCCAGGGGCATCCGGTTCCAGTTTCCCAGTGTGCTTGCGGCAGGACTTTATCTGCTGGAGCAGTATGGACTTCCAGATCGGGAGTACGAAATCGACAGAATCAACAACGATGGAGATTATGCTCCAGGAAATATCCGAATGGTTCCTTTAAAAGTGAACCGGGGCAACCGAAGAAAAACGGTGTTATCGGAATTCCAGCAAGAGTATTGGCCGTACTGTTATTCGACGGTGATTCGAAAGTTGTCTGGCGGGGAGACAAGGGAACAGATCATAGCAGATGCCAGGGATGCAGTAGCAAAGAAACGGAAAAACTGGTATGTCATCGACGCACGGCTCGACTTTATGACATACGAAATGCCGGACCCCATCACCGTTTTACCGTATCGGACTGCCTAGTGCATAACTGCGGATACGGCGGCTCCGTGGGCGCTTTGAAGGCCATGGGGGCCATGGATATGGGGATCACGGAAGAGGAACTGGGACCTCTGGTCCAGTCCTGGCGGGCTGCCAATCCCCACATCGTGGATTTCTGGTGGCAGGTGGATAGGGCTGTGAAAACCGCCATCAAAAAGAGGATTCCCTGTCCAGGTCAACAATCTCCGATTCCTCTGCAAGAGCGGCATGCTGTTCATCGAACTCCCCAGTGGGCGGCGGCTTTCCTATGTGAAGCCCCGGATCGGGAGAGAACAAGTTCGGCGGGGAATCCGTAACCTACGAGGGCATCGGTGCAACAAAGAAGTGGGAGCGGCCTGGAAAGCTATGGACCGAAGTTCGTAGAAAACATCGTCCAGGGCACGGCCCGGGATATTCTCTGCTACGCTATGCAGAACTCTCCGGCACTGTGCCATTGTTGGTCACGTACACGATGAACTGATCATCGAGTGCAGTAAGGATGTCAGTGTAGATGCCATCTGTGAGCAGATGGGCCGGACCCCACCCTGGGCGGAAGGTCTGATCCTCCGGGCGGATGGGTATGAATGTGAGTTTTATCAGAAAGATTGAACGAAACCGTCAGAAAACACCTCCTGCCGTGGCTAGTAAGCAGGAGGTGTTTATTCATGAACGATATACAGAAAGCACAGATTCGGGAACTGCGGCTCCAGGGAGTCGGGTATCGGAAAATCGCCAAAGAAACAGGCATGTCGGAGAATACCGTCAAATCCTACTGCCGCAGACACCCTTTATCCCTCAAGGAGCCGGAAACGGAACAAGCCCATCACTGCCTGCAATGCGGTCAGCCTATTGAGCAGAACGACAAACGGAAGGAGAAAAAGTTCTGCTCCGATGCCTGCCGGATGGCCTGGTGGAATAGCCATCGGGACAAGGTGAACCATAGGATTGTACGAAAGCTGGAATGCCCTTGCTGTCATGAGACATTCATTGTCTACGGGAACGGGCAGCGTAAATACTGCTCCCACACTTGCTATGTAAAAGACAGGTTCGGAGGTGGCCAGGATGGACGCTAAGCAGTTGAAGCAGGAGAAGATATACCTGGCCGCCATGCATTTCATCAGGGGAATGCTCCAGAAGGGTTTGATTACAAAAGCTGAATACGGAAAAGCCGAACGGCAGATCCGGAATAAATATTGTCCTGTAATCGGCCCATTATTAGCAGATATCGACTTGCTATAAATCCGGTTCAGAGTGAGTAATAGTAGCAAAAGGAGTTGATACAATGAAAAAAATCACGCGGGTCAGTCGGCCCATGCCGGCCATCGTGCGGAGAAAAAAAGTGGCAGCCTATGCCCGGGTCTCCGTGGAGTCGGAACGGATGAACCATTCCCTATCGGCTCAGATCAGCTACTATAACGGACTGATCCAGAGAAACCCGGAATGGGAATTTGCCGGTGTCTATGCAGACGACGGTATCAGCGGAACCACTATCGACAAGCGAAAAGGGTTCAAGCAGATGCTGGCGGACTGTGAAGCAGGAAAGATTGACATTATCCTTACAAAGTCCATCCAGCGCTTTGCCAGGAACACGGTAGACCTTTTAACGACAGTGCGGCATTTGAAAGACCTGGGTATAGAAGTGCGGTTCGAGAAAGAGCATATCCGCTCCCTTACGGGTGACGGCGAACTGATGCTTTCCATCCTGGCATCCTTTGCCCAGGAAGAGAGCCGTTCCATTAGTACAAATGTCAAATGGGGAACCCGAAAACGTTTTGCACAAGGGATTCCTAATGGACGGTTTCGAATCTATGGATACCGTTGGCAGGGAGATCAGCTTGTCCCTGAGCCCAGGGAAGCGTCTGTTGTAAAGCTCATTTATGACAACTTCTTAAAAGGCCTGTCCGCTGAGGCCACGGAAAAGCAGCTGGAAGAAATGGGAATCAAATCCTTTAATGGGAAACATTTCGGGAATTCGGCCGTCCGGAGAATTTTAGAGAATATTACTTACACCGGTAATCTATTGTTCCAGAAAGCCTATTCGACAGACCCCATCACCGGAAAAACCAAAATCAATCATGGAGAACTCCCACAATATTTTGTGGAAAATACACATGAGGCCATTATCCCCATGGAAACCTATAAAAAGGTACAGGAAGAAAGGGAAAGACGGCGGGAACTGGGGGCTTTGGCAAACTGGTCCATCGATACCTGCTGTTTTACCACCAAAATCAGGTGTGGAATCTGCGGGAAGAGTTTTGTGCATATTCGCAGTAAACGGAAAAATAAGGATTGCTGGACCTGTATTTCCCATAAAGAGAGAGGAAGAACCTGCCGTTCTAAGGGAGCTATCCCACAGAAAGTCCTAGTCAAGGAATGCACAGAAGTCCTGGGGCTTTCCGAATTCGATGAAAATGTCTTCCTGAATCAGGTTGATATAATTGTGGTTCCGGAACATCATGTGATGGTGTTTCATATGAAAAATGGAGAGCAGATTACACGGCAATGGGTTTCTACTGCCCGGAAGGACGCATGGACTAGTGAACGCCGGAAGGAATGGGGAGAAAGACATAAGCTAAAAAGCACAAATCCCAACCGAAAAGCATTCAATGAGTTCACAGGCTTCATCAAATGCGGGTACTGTGGAGAAAATTACAGGAGCCAACAAACTACATATTCTGATGGAAAAAAGGAACGGTACTGGCGGTGTGCTGGTATATGTGGCAATGAAGCCATCAAAGACAGCACTATGAAAAAGCTAACTGCTTCTGTGCTGGGACTGGACACTTTCAATGAGGAAAAAATGGATGAATCCCTTGAAAAAGCAGTTGTCCTGAATAGAGAAATAACATTCCATTTTAAAGATGGCCATACGGAAACCAGGCAATATAGAGAAAGAAAACGGGGAACCCGTCATAGCGAAGCGTATCGGGCTTATATGCATGAAATCATGCAATATGCAAAACGCAAGGACCCAGAGGCTAAAAAAATAATGCTTGCGCTGAAAGAAGAATGGAAGAGAGAGGATAATCGATGGCAAAAACAGTAAGAGCGATTCCGGCAACAATCAGCCGTTATACATCATCTCCGATTAATAGTCGGAAGAAAAGAAAAGTAGCAGGGTACGCACGGGTTTCAACAGACCACGATGATCAGATTACCAGCTATGAAGCCCAGGTCGATTATTATACAAACTATATCAAAGGGCGGGATGACTGGGAATTTGTAGGTATCTATACGGATGAAGGAATCTCTGGTACAAATACCCGCCATCGTGATGGATTCAAGCGAATGGTCAATGATGCTCTGGAAGGAAAAATTGACCTGATCATTACAAAGTCTGTCAGCCGCTTTGCCAGAAATACCGTCGATAGCCTTTCTACTATTCGGAAATTAAAAGAACACAAGATAGAGTGCTACTTTGAAAAGGAAAACATCTGGACTTTTGACAGCAAGGGAGAATTGCTCCTGACGATCATGAGTTCCCTGGCCCAGGAAGAAAGCCGGAGTATTTCAGAAAATGTCACCTGGGGTCATCGGAAGCGGTTTGCCGATGGCAAAGTCAGCGTCGCTTACAGCCGTTTCCTGGGATACAAGAAAGGCCCGAACGGTGGGCTAGTAGTTGTACCAGAAGAAGCAACAACGATCAAGCTCATCTACAAGCTATTCCTAGAAGGCTTGGGAACAACAACTATTGCCAAGCAACTAACAAAACGAGGACTTAAAACCCCAGGAGGAAAATCCAAATGGAGTGCACGTACGGTTTACAGTATCCTTCAAAACGAAAAGTACAAGGGAGATGCACTTCTACAAAAAAGCTATACGGTTGATTTTCTTACAAAGAAAACGAAAATCAACGAAGGGGAAGTCCCCCAATACTATGTAGAGCATGACCATGAAGCCATTATTGAACCTCAGACCTTTGAAATGGTGCAAGCGGAACTGAAACGTAGAAATAAAGCACGGAAGTACTTTAGTGGTACCAGCATCTTTTCCACCAAAATCCAGTGTGCTGAATGCGGAGGATGGTACGGTGCGAAGGTCTGGCATTCCAATGACAAGTACCGCAGGATCATCTACCAGTGTAATAATAAGTTCCGAAACAATACAGGGTGCAGAACGCCGCATCTGACAGAAGAGGAAATCAAGATGTACTTCGTCCGGGCAATGAATCAGATGATTACAGAGAAGGATGAGATTATCCAGACCATCGAGGATGCTAGGCAGGTGATCTGTGACAACGGAGACCTTCTAGCCAAACGAGATGCCATGCAGAAGGAAATCGGCATCCTGGTGGAAATGGCCCAGAATGCTGTGGAACGGAATGCACGGGTGGCGCAGAACCAGGAAGAGTACCAAAAACAGTATGATGACATCATCAGCCGCTATGATGCAATGAAAACTGAGTACGAACAACTGTGTGAGAAGATTGAAAACCGCCAGGATCGGAATGAGCAGCTTGGAAGGTTCATTCAGGAACTGAAAGGTCGGAAGAACCTGCTCACCGAATTTGACCATTCACTCTGGTGTGCCCTGGTCGATAAAATGATAGTAAAAGATAAAGAGAATGTAACCGTGGTCTTTCAAGACGGGACGGAAATCAAGGCATAAATAGAAACCGCTTTGCAGAAATGCAGAGCGGTTTTTTCTTTGTCCAAAACACCAGGCATGTCAATTTTAACAGCAATTGCAGGGGGCTTCTGGGGTGCACTTCACTTTGCACCCCAGGGTGCATCGTTCAAGAATTTAAGGGAATAATCGTGTAATTGTATCAAATGTTGTAAGGCAACCGATCCCCCATATAATACTGGGAGTGATTTTATTTATGAAGATGATTTCGCTCAGAGTGTAGCTGCCTATGCGAATAATAGTGGACAGATTGATGAGGATGGAAATCGATTGGTGCAGAACACTGAAAGCAATGGAAGATTTCACACTGATTGGTTGAACATGATGTATCCGCGATTAAAATTAGCAAAGGATATGCTTTCTAAGGATGGGGTCATTTTTATTTCTATTGATGATAATGAATTAGAAAATTTACTGAAGATATGCAATGAAATTTTTGGCGAAGATAACTATCAAGCTACTATTACCTACGTTAGAAAAACATCAGGAAAACAGGATAGCACAAATTTTATGAAATCAACTGAATTTATGTTAGTTTACAGTCGTAGTGCTGCTTGGGACTGTATGCCTTTAATTGCTACAGATAAAGTAATTAATCGGTTTGATAAAGTAGATGATGATGGGCGAAAATATAGAGAGACAGATTTAAGAAAAACGGGAACAGGTGATCGTCGTCAAGATAGACCTGCAATGTGGTATCCATTTTATTTTAATCCCCAAACAAAAGATTTAGTTGTTAGAGAAGAGGTTGACCAAAGTTTAGTTAATTCTGGCTATATAGAAATTTGGCCTATAAAACCAGATCATTCTGATGGGAGATGGCGTTGGGGATATAAAACATCTAAGGATAATATAGAGTTCTTAGATGCTCATATAATGCCTAAATATGCGGATGAAGGAAAATTTACGGTTTATGAGAAAGACTACATTGACAAAAATGGTGGTATTAAGACAGTTAAAGAGCATACTTTTTGGAATAGAAAAGAATTCAATTCCGATAATGCAATGAAGGAGTTTAAAGATTTAGGGTTTAGTAATCAATTATTTCCTTTTCCTAAGAGTTCTGCTCTTATGAAACACTTGGTTTATTTGGCTAATTGCGGAGACTCTATCGTTATGGATTTTTTCTCTGGATCTGGAACTTTTGCTGAAGGTGTCATGAAAATAAACTCTGAGGACCACAGTCATCGGCGTTTTATATTGGTTCAAATTCCTGAAAAGTGCAAAGAAGGTAGTGATGCATTTAAAGCCGGGTACCAAACTATATGTGATTTAGGAGAAGAACGTATCAAGCGAGCAGGGAAAAAGATTAAGGAAGAATCACCTCTTACAACAGCGGACCTTGACATCGGGTTCAGGTGTTTCGAAGTTGACTCCTCTAACATGAAGGATGTCTATTATCAACCTGATGCCATCAAACAAGATCAGATAGGACTATTCGAAGACAACATTAAAGCAGACCGTACTCCTGAAGATCTCTTAATTCAGGTTATGTTAGATTTGGGTATCCTGTTATCTTCAAAAGTTGAAGAAATAGTTATAGACGGAAAGAAAGTCTTTTCTGTTGATGATGGATATTTGCTTGCTTGTTTCGATGAAAATGTGACGGATGAGACGGTAACTGAGATTGCTAAACATCATCCATTCTATGCTGTGTTCCGGGATAGGAGCATGAAAAATGACAGTGTACTTACGAATTTTGAGCAGATTTTTGCCACCTATAGCCCGGAAACGGTGAGAAAAGTGATTTGATGGCTGCACAGAAGGAGCTAAAAATGGATAAATTAAAAATGCACACACCTGATTTAGCCGAAAAAAATTACCAAAAACTAGTAGATTTATTTCCAAATGCTGTTACGGAAACGATTGATGAAAATGGTAATGTTATAAGGGCCATAGATAAAGATGTCTTAATGCAGGAAATCAATACACAAGTAGTAGACGGGAATCAGGAAAGGTATCGGTTCACTTGGCCTGATAAGAGAAATGCAATCATTCTTGCTAATCAACCCATTGCTAAGACGCTTCGACTCAATCGAGAAAAATCGGTGGGAAAAGATGGAACATCCGGTGGTATTGATTCGGAAAATATCTATATTGAGGGGGATAATCTGGATGCTCTAAAACTTTTGAGAGAGACATATTTGGGAAAAGTGAAAATGATATATATCGACCCGCCATACAATACGGGAAATGATTTTATCTATGAAGATGATTTTTCTCAGAAAGCAGCAGATTATTTAGATAAGAGTGGGCAAATAGATAATCAGGGGAATCGTCTGGTACAGAATTTTGAAAGTAATGGCAGATTTCATACGGCTTGGCTCAATATGTTGTATCCTCGTATCAGGATAGCAAAGGATTTAATGTCAGATGACGGGGCAATTTTTATTAGCATTGGGCAAAGCGAATTAGATAATATGCTTAAAATTTGTGATGAAATTTTTGGAAGACCAAATAGAGCTGGTGTAGTTTCTAGACAAATGAAGACAGGAAACAACCAAGGAAAGTTTTTTACTCAAAATATTGATTACATAGTTGTGTACGCTAAAAATGCAGAAATTGCTAAGCCTTTCAAAGCTGATATGAGCCAGGAACTTATAGAGAAGGTATATAACAAAGTCCAAGAAACTGGTCCACGTAAGGGGGAACGCTACAGAACAATGGGCTTTTTTCAAGCTTCACTAAAACATGGTGGATCATCATATCCAATTGAGTGCCCTGATGGTGAAAAAGTTATTACTCCTAATGGGCTTCCCTGGAGATGGAATCAAAAAACGTTTGAACAGGGACTAAAAAATGATGACATAGTGTTTGTAAAGAGCTCTTCCACGCCTCTTCTGGACTATGTTACGGGTACCCAGGCACACTGGAATATTTATACAAAAATATGGCTAAATTCAAGATTAGAAGCAGGCCAATTACCTTCAGACCTTATCCTAAAATATGAAAACAGACATGCAGCGAAGGAACTCAATAGTTTGAAGATACCTTTTGATTTCCCAAAGCCTGTGGAACTGATGAAATACTTGATTCATATTATTAATGATAATTCTTTTTATGTTATGGACTTTTTCTCAGGCTCTGCTACGACTGCTCAAGCTGTTTTTCAACAAAATGCTGAGGATAAAGGAAAACGAAAATTTATTCTCGTTCAACTGCCTGAGATAACAGATGCAAAATCAGCAGCTTATCAGGCTGGCTACAAGACTATATGCGACATCGGCGAAGAACGTATTCGCCGTGCGGGCAAGAAGATTAAGGAAGAAACTGGAGCGGACATTGACTATGGGTTCCGGTGTTTCAAAGTGGACTCTTCTAACATGAAGGATGTTTATTATCAACCTGACGCAATCAAACAAGATCAGATAGGGCTATTTGAAAATAATATTAAAGAAGACCGAACCCCTGAAGATCTCTTAATCCAGGTTATGTTAGATTTGGGGATCCTGTTATCTTCAAAAATTGAAGAAGTAGTCATAGGCGGAAAGAAAGTCTTTTCTGTTGATGATGGATATTTGCTTGCTTGCTTTGACAAAAATGTGACGGATGAGACTGTGACTGAAATTGCTAAACGTCATCCGTTCTATGCTGTGTTCCGGGATCGTAGCATGGAAAATGACAGTGTACTTACGAATTTTGAGCAAATTTTTGCCACCTATAGCCCGGAAACAGTAAGGAAGGTGATTTAATGGCTGCCATGAAATTCAAATTTACCATTCAAGATTATCAGACAGAGGCAGTCGAAAGTGTTGTCAACGTCTTTCGTGGTCAGCCACATCAAGATATAAAAAGCTATCGCCGCGACCTTGGCACATTAAAAATGGAACAAGATGTTTTTAGTCATGCTGCTGATGAGGGAATTTATCTGGGATTTTCCAATGCACCCGTAACACTTGATTCAAATGCCTTGTTGAAAAATATTCGCTTAGTTCAAAAGAATAATAATATCAAGCTTTCTGATTGCCTTTCTAAGCACATGGGAGCCTGTTCTCTGGATGTGGAGATGGAAACCGGAACAGGTAAGACCTACGTCTACATCAAGACGATGTTTGAACTGAACAAGTTATATGGTTGGAATAAATTTATTGTTGTTGTACCGTCTATTGCAATCCGCGAAGGAGTTCAAAAAAGTTTTGAAACGATGCAGGATCACTTTATGGATCTGTATAAAAAGAAAGCTCGTTTCTTTGTTTATAATTCAAAAAACTTGACAGACATTGACAACTTTAGTTCAAGCGCGGATTTGTCCGTCATGATTATTAATGTACAGGCATTCAATGCACGAGGCAAAGACGCACGTCGTATTCGTATGGAACTAGACGAATTTGGCAGTCGTCGTCCCATTGACGTCATTAGCGCAAATCATCCGATTATCATCCTTGATGAGCCGCAAAAGATGGGCGGGAAGAAAACTCAGGATTCTTTGAAGGAGTTCAATCCCCTATTCACATTAAATTACTCCGCTACACATAAAGAGCACCATGATCTTGTTTATGTTTTGGACGCAGTAGATGCATATAACAAGCAGCTTGTGAAGGAAATTACTGTCAAAACAGTTTCGGTTCAGAATTTACAAGGCACAAATGGATACTTGTTCCTTGATGGTATAGTTGTTGATCCAAACAAACCTCCCATGGCGAGGTTAGAATTTGAAGTAAAACATAGCAAGTCTATCAATCGGGAAACACGTATTCTGGGTGTTGATGATGACCTTTATGCGCTATCGAATAATTTGGAACAATATAAGGGGTACCATATTAGTGACATTGAAGCTGGTACTGCCGATACTGGTTACGTGACATTCACTAACGGGGTAACAATTCATACGCATGAAGTAGCAGGTGATGTTTCTGAAAAAGAAATCCGCCGAATTCAGATTCGTGAAACGATACGGTCTCATTTTGAAAGGGAACAAGAACTTTATGCACGTGGCATCAAGACTTTGTCGTTGTTCTTTATTGATAAAGTAGAGCACTATCGCAAGTACGATAAAGATGGCAATGAAGTGAATTCGGAATATGGTCAGATGTTTGAGGAAGAGTACACGGACTTTCTCAAGAATCACTTAGATTCGTACGATGCGTCATACAGGGATTATCTTAAAAAAATCAACGTTCATGATACGCACGCAGGCTATTTCAGTATTGATAAAAAGGGCCACAAGGTTGATAGCGCTGTAAAGCGGGGAAGCGATATCAGCGATGATGAATCTGCCTACGAATTGATTCTGAAGGATAAGGAGAAACTGTTATCTTTCGATTCTCCGGTTCGTTTTATTTTCTCTCATTCCGCGCTGCGAGAGGGTTGGGATAATCCGAATGTGTTCCAGATTTGTACTTTGAAACATGGCGGAGATAGTACAACCAATAAGCGTCAGGAAGTTGGCCGGGGTCTTCGTATTTGTGTGGATCAGAATGGGACCCGTATGGATAAAAAAATCCTTGATAATGAATTTCGACAGGTAAACCAGCTTACTGTTATCGCAAGCGATGGCTATAGTGATTACGTTTCTGGTCTTCAGAAAGAAATTAGAGAGAATCTTTATGATCGTCCTACAAAAGCGACACCAGATTACTTTAAGGGTAAATCGATTAAAGTGGGAGATAAGTCTGTCACAATCACAGATGACCAAGCTACCGAAATCTATTTTTACTTGGTACAAAATGAATATGTTGATAGACATGGTCATATAACTGATAAATATGATGCTGGTGTACAGAATAAGACTCTTGCACCGCTCCCCGATGAACTTCATGGCTTTGAAGATGGCATCCATGACCTGATTCAAGGCATTTTTGATCCGCGTATCTTGAATACGATGATCAAGAATGGCAATGTGACTACGATTCCGGAAAATAAACTGAACAAAAATTTTGATAAAAAAGAATTCCAGACGCTGTGGAATTATATTAACCATAAATATACCTATCAGGTTAGCTTTGACAGTGATGAATTGGTCGATAAAGCAAAGAATAGTATTGATAATAATCTTTTTGTCACGCAGCTTCAGTATATTGTGACTATGGGAAAACAATCTGATAATTGGTCTTCTGAATCAGTAGAAGCGGGCGAAGGGTTTGTGAGAGAGAGCACAACCTCATATGATGCGAAAAGTAATTTAACGGGTACAGTAAAGTATGACCTTATAGGCAAAATTGCAGAAGGAACACATCTTACACGGAAGACCGTTGTACGCATCCTTTCCGGGATATCTGATGAAAAATTTAATATGTTCAAAGAAAATCCGGAAGATTTTATTTCTAAGACAATCCAACTCATTAACGAACAAAAAGCAACTATGATTGTTGATCATATTACCTATAATCAAACAACTGGGACTTATGATTCAAGTATTTTTACAGCCGAGAAAAATAAGGATTTCAGCAAAGCATACGCTGCTAAAAAGAATGTCCAGGACTATGTGTTCACCGATGGTTATGCTGAAAAATCAGTGGAGAGAAAGTTCGCAGAAGATATGGACGCAGATGACAAAGTGGTTGTCTATGCCAAATTACCGCGTGGGTTCCAGATTCCAACTCCTGTGGGGAACTATGCTCCTGATTGGGCAATTGCCTTTAAAAAGGGTTCGGTAAAACATGTTTTCTTTATAGCGGAAACCAAGGGATCATTGTCGAGCATGAACTTAAGGACAATTGAGCAGGCAAAAATTAAATGCGCTAGTGAGCTCTTCAAATCACTTTCCAACAAAGATGTTGTTTATCACGAAGTCGATACCTATAAGAACCTTCTTGATATTATGAAGACTATATAGTCCATTAATTTTATCTCAAAATGCACTAAGCATTTGACAGGTCTATAACTTAATTATCCGCTTTCGTCTGTTGCCTTGAGGCAGGACGAAGGCGGATTTTTTTACATAGGGGTCAGGTGAAATTGCCAAAAACAGCCCAACTGAAATGACTAATTAGGAATCATCTGAAATCGCCAAATTTAGCTTAACTAAAATAGCCAGTACACCTTTTTCTAGTTACTTTTTTTGAGTAATATTTTGGACGTTGAACTATTGCTTTGTTTTACGGGGATTTTCTATAATAGAAATGTTGCGAGCCGTGATCAATTAGCAAACTGAATGATGGCTATGATGATAGTAAGATCTGAATTCGGTAGATGGTTGAATCTAAAGGAGGACGATATCCTTGTTACATTCGGTGAATGGCAAATGTCCCTATCTTAGTCTAGTGGCTCCTGAACCAATGAGAAAAGATAAACTTATCTTTAAACTGATTAAAGTGTATGATGACAGTAAAGTAGAGGATTCGGAAGACGTAAAGAATTTTCTTGGTGAACGGAATAAGATCATTCTAAAACGGGTGGGTATTTGGGACCTGAGCAATAAGGATTTTGAGCAGATCCATTTTAAAGAAGAAAATCAGCTGTTTGATGGGTTCACGCTTTCATTCAGCACTTCTTATAACAGTAAAGTTGCTGCTGTCGGAGAAGAATTCAAAAATCATTCAGATACTGTAAAATCTTCCACCATTGAAGCCATGAATGCTATGACATCCCAATATCCTTCGAAAGAGTTGACTGATCTAAAAGAAAGAGTATTGTTTGAAGGTTATTTAGACCATTGTGAAAAGACCATCTATACCATTGATTTCGCAGACAAAAAGGCCTCAGACGATAAAGAAGTGATGAAGATCCTTGCGATGACAAATTGGGGAGATGACACATCACTGATTTGATGGAGAATCCGTTAAGTTGGTATGGGAGAACCATGATGAATTAGCAAACGGCATTAGGAATATGAGAATAGCAAGATTCGAAATCTGTAGATGGCTGCATCGGAAGGAGGGCGATATCCATGTTACATTTGATTGATGGCAAAAGTCCCTATCTGAACCCAAAGAATCCTGGAGATTGCAAGGATGTGCCCTTTCAGGAACATAAAATTACATTTAAATTTATCAAAGTTTATGACGCCAGTAACATAGAGGATTCTGAAGATCTGGCAATATTCTTTAGAGAATATAATAAGATGATGTTACGCTCTTTGAGTATTTGGGATATGAGCAATAGGGATTTTAAGCAAATCCATTTTATCAAACAAAATCATCTGTTTGATGGGTTTACGCTTTCGTTCAGCAATTATTACAACGGCAGAATGATTCCTTTGGGAAATGCCTTAAGAAGGCGTCCCAATACTACAGAAATGCCAATCCTGGAAGCAATCGATTTTATGTCAGCCTTTCATCCTACAAAAGAGGTTATGGATCTTAGAGAAAAAATTTTGTTTGAAGGTTATTTAGACCGTTGTGAAAGAACCGTCTATACCTTTGAGGTCGTTGGGGAACGGACGCAGGCAGAAAAAGATGTAATGGATATGCTTATGATGGTAAATTGGGGAGAAGACAAAGCGGCGATTTGATGGGATGAAATAAGTTGTGAGATGTAAACTGTCCTCTGAATTGTGGGCAGTTATTTTTTTTGCTATGAGGAGCGAGGGGTGGGGCTGCGCCAGGGGCAAGGTAAATTTGCCAACCTTTTTTAACTTTTTCTTAAATACTGATTAGCCTAACAAAGAAAAATCTACAAGACGTATTTTGCCGGATATAATACTTTCGAAGACGACTATTCTGCTTAATCATACCAAAATGTTCAACAGAACGAGCCGTCTTCCGTTTCTATAAATCCTTCCTCAATTGACAGTTTCCGAAATATTATAAATAATATGTATAGTTACTTTTATTTCCTTAAGGAGCAATTGTGCAATGGATGATGACAAGCAAAGAAAAGAAGCTCGTGCCAAGCGATTGGAAGATCAGCCTGCTTTTCGTGCGGCACAGGAAAAATTGAAGAAAAAACAAGATTTCACAGATGTTGGGACGACGGCCGGAGCTTTCTATGGTTCCGTAGAAGGCGGTGCTCACACAGAGGCTTTACTGCGCTTTAACGGGCACCAGGGACATGGTAGTGCGGCAGAGCAGGCGAACAATCTTTGGGACACGTTTTTAGGAAAAGATGCACAAATCCTCGGAAACGATAACGCTAAAAATGGGCCAGACCGTATGGTCGATGGCACGCTGATTCAGACCAAATACTGCAAGACGGCGAAGGCATCCGTGGAGGCGGCATTTGACCCACAAACCAAGCTTTATCGGTACCTTGATAAAAACGGTATGCCAATGCAGCTGGAGGTTTCTAGTGAGCAGTACGAGGAAGCCGTTCAGATTATGCGAAAAAGAATTGCTGCCGGTCAAGTACCTGGAGTCAAAAATCCCAATGAGGCCTCAAGAATTGTGAGAAAGGGTTATATTACTCACAAGCAGGCCTGCAATATTGCCAAAGCGGGGACTGTGGATTCACTTGTGTTTGATGCGGCGCATGGTATTGTCATTGCTACGAGTGCGTTTGGAATTTCCGCCGTCATCACATTTGCCCACTCCCTCTGGGCTGGGAAAAACTTGGAAGACGCCATTGACGACTCGATGTACGTAGGAATCAAGATGGGCGGCACGGCTTTTGTCGGGACAATAATTGCTTCGCAGCTTACGAGGACTGGACTCAATGCAGCTATCCAGCAGCCCCTCATCGGAGTAATCAGGGCACTGCCTTCCGGAATGAGAAGATCCATGGTTTCCATGATGAAAGACAGCGCATTGATATATGGGCGGGATGCCGCAGGAAATCTTGCTAAGTTGTGGAGCAGCAATATCATTAGTTCCGCAGCGTTTGTCCTCGTAATGTCTGCAGAGGATATCAGCCATTTCTTCAGCGGCAAAATTTCCGGAAAGCAGCTATTTAAGAATGTAATAAAATTATCGGCCGGGATGGGCGGTGCCTATGCGGGCGCTGTGGCTGGTGTTAAGGTTGGTGCTGCGGCTGGTTCAGCCTTGGGACCTGCAGGAGCTATTGTTGGAGGAATCGCGGGCGGTATGGCTGCTTCGGCCATTTCTTCCAGCGTTCTTAATCATTTTATAGAGGATGACGCTGTTACAATGGTCAAAATCCTCAATGAGCGAATGATTATTCAGGCGCAGGATTACCTCCTCAATGAGGAAGAACTGAATCTGGTGCTGGAAGACCTTCAGGTGCAGCTGGTTCAAAGTAAACTGCTCGAAATGTATGCCAGCAAGGATCGGAAAAAATTCGCAGACGATTTACTGCAGTCCATTATCGAAAAGATTACCCGACTGCGTGCTCATATCTTCCTGCCGCCTGACAGTGCCTTCCTGGAGGGCATGGAACGAATCCTGACTCTCAGCCAAAATCCCGCTGCCCTGCAGGCACACATGGCGGGGAAAAAAGTAGATACACTGGCCGTCGGCCGGAAGCTGATGGGGTATGAAATCTCAAAACATGCGGCTGATAAGGCTTGGTATGCAGCGAAACAAATGAATCTTACTAACGGTCAGCAGGAAATGTGTCTGACTAAAATGCAGAGTGATGAGAAACGGCATGAAGTAAAGCTGAAAGAACAGCAGAAGGAAATGGAAAAGCTCCAGACCGCATTGAATGCTTTATTAGAGGAGTGACCAAGTTGGATAATCAATTGGCAATCGTAGATGCAGATGTATTTACGGCGGAGGAACAAAGTGCATTAAGTCAGGAAATCGACCGCATTATTCATGTCCATAAGAATAACCGGCAGGCAATCAATCGTCTGGTATTTGAGTGTACGGCGGCGCTGACAGAAGCGGATGATGCTTCGCGCAGGTTGGAAAATAAGGGATTTTTCCGCAGACTTATTGGCGGTATTTCGGGAAGCAACAGGCGTCTCCAGGATAAAATCAACAGCAATATGCGGGCTGCTCAGTACGCTTCCCAAGTTACGCTGCAAAAACTGGCCGAGCAGAATCTGATGACTTTTGACCTTCTTACGGCCGTGAATAATAAACTGAATGCTTCCGTGGAAGCAACCAATGAAATGGTTAAGAAACAATTCATGGTAATGGGCAAGTTCTTTCAAAAGAACCGCAGTGATATAGTCAGCCTTAATTTGAGAATGAATGCGGTAGAAAGAAATGTAAAATTACTGAATTGGCAAAATTCCATCGAGTACCTGGATTTTAACGGAGTAGAGTACAGCGCACTGGATGATGTGGAAAAAATTGTGTGCCTTACGAGAGACTTTTATGATCTTACGGAAGGCAAATGGTCCATGTCTGACTTGCTGCTCCTGAAAGCGGCCATGGGGCAGGTAGGGATTGAACCTCATAAAGAGGTTAACTATTTCCAGACGATGAAGGCAATTGCCGATACGCCTGTTTTGGAGCAGAAATTATTAGGGAATCAGACAATTAAGCCGATTTCTGATCCTTCTTATCTCATTTCGCTGGGTACTTTGAATAAACTGGACGCGTTGGAAAATGAAGAAGAGTATCTTGTGGATACAATGGTTTCTATCTTTAGTAATCAAGGAATAAAGGTTGCGCCTCAAGATATTAAGTATATTTTGACGGAAAAGTATATGAAACAATATGCTGGCGTTAATCTAAATTCCGATATAGAGACTTATGACTTGCTGCTGGATCTGCTGTTTAATCTTTCTGAAGGGAAAACAGAAAAATTGTTGCACACGCCGGATGATAACCTCCCTCAACTTTTTCTTATCAATCATTCTCCGGAAACTTTTGAAACAATCCATGAGGCTGCTGATGCGGGCAATGCCAAAGCGCTTTATATGCTGGGAAGTTACTACAATTCTGGGTATGAAGTAGTGAAAATCAACGAAAAGTTGGGTAAAGAATATGTTAAGAAGTCCTGTGAAGCCGGGTATCCGGTTACAGGCTTTAATATCGCTTACGACCTCCCGGAAAATTCATCGGAGAGAGTGGCAATCTTGAATGCAGTAAAAGCTGACATTGCTGATCTTGCAAAAGAGGGTGACTTTTTTGCCCAGAATGCATTAGGTAACATGTACGGTGATGGCATCGGCGTGACTCAAGATGATTTAGAGGCTTCAAGATGGTACCGTAAGGCGGCGGAACAGGGATATGCTGATGCTCAAAATAATCTGGGAGTTTGCTACCGAGATGGTCAGGGAGTCGAGCAGTCTGATGAAAAGGCGGCGGAATGGTTTAGCAAGGCGGCAGAACAAGGATTTGCAGATGCTCAAACTAATTTAGGCGTTTGCTATCAAAATGGTCAGGGAGTCGAGCAGTCGGATGAAAAGGCAGTGGAATGGTACCGCAAGGCGGCAGAACAAGGATATGCAGATGCTCAAACTATTTTAGGTGTTAAGTATGAATATGGCTGGGGAGTTGAGCGGTCCGCTGAAAAAGCAGTGGAATGGTACCGTAAGGCGGCAGAACAGGGATTTGCTAGAGCTCAAACTAATTTAGGTGTTATGTATAAATTTGGCCTGGGAGTTGAGCGGTCCGCTGAAAAAGCAGTAGAATGGTACCGAAGGGCAGCAGAACAAGGATATGCAGATGCTCAAACGAATTTAGGGTTTATGTATAAATATGGCTGGGGAGTTGAACGGTCCGCTGAAAAAGCAGTGGAGTGGTACCGTAAAGCAGCAGAACAAGGGAATGCAGCGGGTCAGTATTGGTTAGCTGATTGCTATAAATATGGTCAAGGTGTTGAGCAGTCCTTGGAAAAAGCTAAAATCTGGTACCAAAAAGCAGCAGAACAAGGAGACGCGGATGCTCAAAATAGCTTAGGAAAGTGTTATCAAGAGGGCCTTGGCGTCAAGCAGTCGTATGAAAAGGCGGTGGAATGGTTCAGCAAAGCAGCAGAACAAGGAGACGCGGATGCTCAAAATAGCTTAGGAAAGTGTTATCAAGAGGGCCTTGGCGTCGAGCAGTCGTATGAAAAGGCGGTGGAATGGTTCAGCAAGGCAGCAGAACAAGGAAAAGCGGATGCTCAAAATAGCTTGGGAAAGTGTTATCAAGAGGGCCTTGGCGTCGAGCAGTCGTATGAAAAGGCGGTGGAATGGTACCGCAAGGCGGCAGAAGGGGGATATGAGGATGCTCTAAATAGCTTGGGAAAGTGTTATCAAGAGGGTCTTGGCGTCGAGAAGTCGTATGAAAAGGCAGTGGAATGGTACCGCATGGCGGCAGAATGGGGATTTGCAGAGGCTCAAACTAATTTAGGTGATATGTATAAATATGGCAGGGGAGTTGAGCAGTCCGATGAAAAGGCGGTGGAATGGTACCGTAAAGCAGCTGAACAAGGATTTGCAGAGGCTCAAAATAAATTGGGAGATTGCTATCTAGAGGGCAGGGGAGTCAAACAGTCGTATGAAAAGGCGGTGGAATGGTACCAAAAGGCAGCAGAACAAGGATTTGCGGATGCTCAATATAACTTGGGAAATTGCTATCTAGAGGGCAGGGGAGTCGAACAGTCCGATGAAAGGGCGGTGGAATGGTACCAAAAGGCGGGGTGTGGAGCCAGGAGCATTGTTATGAAAATGGGTTTTTCACGGGAATTACTAAAAGACTTTTGACAAATCTTTAAAAGAATTTAAATTCATTTTGATTTTGAAAAGCATCTGTGAAAAATCGCAGGTGCTTTTTATTTTTGCCAAAAGTGATAAAAGAAGTTATCTTCCCCGTCCTCTGTTGGCGAGCGGCCCGTTTCCTGATATACTTGATTTGGATTACGGAAAGGGGCGCGGCGTATGGATGAAAGAGATTTACTAATTTTAAAATATCTGCACAGTTTCAAGAACATCACGAAGACGGCCGATGCTCTGTTCATTTCTCAGCCGGTACTGACGCACGGGATAAAGCAGCTCAGCCACGAAGTGGGGCAGGGCTGATCCGATATGGAAGGACGAAACGTTTTTATAAGTTTTGCAGTTAAGTAGAGCGCATAGAGCCATATCGTAGTGATTGCTGCGGTATGGCTCTATTTTTGTTGGTATAGGTCCAAAAATTGTTTTTTGTCCAAATGTCACTTTCAAGGCGACCTAAGTCTGACTTGTAACGGCTACAATATGACTGAATTAGGAATATAAAGTCGTTTACCTCATGAAACAAGCCTGCCGTTATGGAATACTGTAACTTTTTCAGGACCCGTAAACAGGGCCTTATGTCATATAATGTACGCAAGCAAGGCAAGTTTGGCTGAGTGAAGGAAAGTGATGGAAATTTAGTTGTGTAAAAGATCAAGTGAGTTTCGCGTGGATACAGGCAGGGTTAATGAGGAGGATACACGATGGAAATCACTGACAAGAAGGTCAAAAAAGCGGCTGGTGATGCATTGGAAGAATTGCGCAATGCGCTGGACAGGCACCTGGGGAAAAATCGCATTCTTATTATGACGTCTGACAAGAAATGGGCTTCCGAAGAGGAGAACGCTAAAAACAGGGAAGTGCTTCAAAGCTATCTGGGTCAGGCAAACTTTGGCTACAACCGAGTGGAAGTGACTTATGAAGCTGCCCATCCCGCCCTGGCGAAAGGAAAAGCCTGCGACGAGCTTGCCTACATTGTCTATGACGACCTTGATGGGGGAGACATGCTCAAGGTTTTTGGTAAAAGCCTGGGGAAAAAGTTTTGGCAGGATGCCGTTCTCTTCGTGGATAAGGACCAAAAGGCGTACCTGATTTTTACCAGAGAAGATAACTCTGCCGGAAAGCCTCTCTTTTCCGAGCTGGAGCTCGGGATGTTTTCTGTGGAGGAAATCGGCAAGTACTTTGAAAAAATCGGCAGGAAGCAGCTTTCTTTTACGAAGGTGGATAAAGAGATTCCTTCCGAGAGAAAGGTCTTTAGAGGATGGCTGGCGGAGTCCCTCATTGCGACGATGAAAAAGTACGGCGATAAGTGGGAGGAGATGTGGGAGAGCAGGTGGTCGTATCCGGGAAAGTGATTTTAAAGGCATCCGCGGCTGTCAGGGGTAAGATTTCCTGATTCGCTGCCACTATCTGCCGAAGGAACAGGAAAAGGGCTGAATGGCAAGAGTTTGCCGACTGGAAGGGGAGGCGCAGGTACATTGAAAGTAAACTCGCAGATGAATTTCGTGTGTAGTGTCAAGAAGATGATCCGGAGAAATCTGCCGCAGGTCACGGAAATGCGGCCTTCGTGGCGGATTGAAGGAGCCTATTCGGAAACATCGACGCTGCCGGGCGGGTTCAATCATGTCTTCATCATCGTCGACATGAAACTGACCAGGGACCAGTTCCTTGCCTTGTGGAAACCGTTCTACAGGGCGTATCACAGCGTGCAGGAGCTCCGCTTCACGAAGTGCATTCTGGTACGCTGGAACTCGGAGGACTTGCGGCCCGTGCGCATGATGGACTGCAAGGCCCTGGACAAGAAGTTTAAAGACATGGAATTCAAGGATTGTGATACGGGCACGGAAAAACGCCTTGTGAATCTGCTGCGGCAGACCAGACGGAGGGACACCTTTCGCTTTTTCTTTGCAGCGCCGGCCACGGTGGAGCGTATCAACCAGCTCAATTCGTTCCTGATGGACCGGATGCTGGTCTTTACCTATGGAGAATGCCCAGAAACGAATCGCCGGATGAAGCTCTTTGAGTACGAAGAGACGGAGTAACAGAAAAAGGGCTGTATATTGAAAAGGGCTGTGAAATCATGCATGCGCATTGTTTCACAGCCCCGTTTTTACGCTTTTCGTAGCCCGCCGTCCGCAGCCTGCCCGTGGAAGAAAAATTGCCAGGGCATTTTTCTTTGAATTTATAAAAATAAAACCTGAAATTTAGGTTAGCTGCTAAATTTCAGGTTTTTATTATTTTATTTGAAGCAAAAGCCTCACCACACTGCTGCAGACGAGGCTAGATGCCATAGGCCAAAGCCAAAAGCCAAAAGCCAAAAGCCAACAGCGCTTTTTCGCTGCCTGCCAGCTGCTACCGGCTATCTGCCTTAGATTTTGCCACACAATCTGCCCGCACGGATGTACTAGCCACTAGACACTATCCGCTAGCCACTCTGCCATTGGCCAACTGCGCTTTTCCGCTGCCTGCCAGATGCTATCGGCTATCTGCCTTGGATTTTGCCACACAATCTGCCCGCACGGATGTACTAGCCACTAGCCACTGCCTGCTAACCACTCTGCCGACGGCCATGCCAAAAGCGCTTTTTTATTTTTTCACAGCACGTTTATAATGGCTGATCAATGACCTATAACCTTATAAATCTGTCAGTTCCTTCACGATTAGCAGCTTCGCATACGTATCTTCCCAGTTTTTGCCGGATTCCCTGAGCAGCCACAGCGGCATCTTTCCATGTAATCCTGTTTTTTCTTCATACTCAATCAGAATTTTGGCACCGGCATAGCCCCAACCGGGGAAAGGATGGGCGTCCATATGGTCTTCCATCCATTTTGGCGGCATCTTGAGTTCATTCCAGCGTTACCATTCCACATACTCTGCCAGTGTCTCTTTTACGGCAGAAACTTTGGTATCGAAAAACTTTTTTTTAGAGCTGCTGTTTATTTTATGAACTTTGCTATAAAGGTCATGCAGGTAATGCGTGGTTTCATGCACCAAGACCGCTTCCAAGAAATCAATGAAGTTAATATTTTTATTCTGCTGCTGTTCATCCAGAATATTTGCCGGGCAGAGATGAATCACCGGCCCTTTGTCGTGAGTATAGCAGCCCAGAAGTGTCACAGGAAGTGCGATAAAGTCAAGTCCTTCAGCCAAATCTTTCAGCTTTTTCCGAAGTCTCTTGTTCCCAATACGGTCATTCGGAATCCTGAAGATTTCCACTTCCGGTTCCCACATATATTCTCCAATGATGTCTTTGATTGCCTCACGCATTTCGTTGAACGCTCCCGGACGTTCTATTACCATTTCCTTATGGCAAATCATTTCCAAAAGCCTCTTGAGGAGTCGTAAAAGCCGTTCAAAAGGTTCACTTTCCATTGGGGGGAGTTCCTCGATGTCATCAATGAGATCACTCACGTCTTTCATCAGATCTGATAAATAATTGATCTTTTTCGTTTCAAACTTTTTCATTTCTTCCTGTGTCAGAAAGTCGACACGGCAAGGAAACATCGGATCAGGCCCCATGGAATGAAAACCTTTCCGAACGACCCGTGCCATGTTAAAGAGGTCAGGATATTTTCTCTGAAAGAAATCTTCTACATTATCTTGTCTGTTTATCAACGCCTTAAATTCCTGATAAAACCGAGAATCATGGCAGTTCGTAAATGCAAACATCATCATACCTTCCTTCCTCATCATTTCTTTTCAAACAATTGCAGGATATTGACTGGTTCGGGATTTTCTTTATCCAGTGCTTTTTCCATCTGGGTATCCCAATCGGTATAGCGCTCCATAAATTGACTCGTCATATTGGCAAAATAAAGGTTTTGCAGCGTGCAGCTCATGCGGAAGCCTCTTTCGAACCCGCGCAGTTCAAAACTTGTCCGGCCGTTTTTACGCAGGAAGCTTTCCACGGTTTCTGCCGAAAATGAACCTTCAGCCGTTGCCGCGTCATTGTCAGCCCGATAGGAAAACGCTGTGCCGCCTGTTTCTGCAAAAAGGAACGCCTTTTCGCCGCTTCGCACCGCCATGCGCTTCATAAACGGCAGCAGCTGACCGCGGTACAGTTTATTGATGTATACCAGGACGCCCTGAGTACCGCGCGGCCCCGCAATCCAGTCACAGTTAAAATCGGCGTATCCCGTCCACCGCAAAAGCTCTTTTCGTGCCGCTTCCGAGGCGAGAGGAAGGATTCCCAGACAAGCTGCCTCCCCGTACCGCCGCATCAGATTAAGCATTCCGAAAGAATGCTGCGTCCCCGCGGCCAGATTGTGATAGAGCAGGCGGGTATCCGCCCCGGCCGTCACGGCAAAGGGACGCCGGAACTGCTGCCCCAGCGCTTTGGCACGCTCGGTCAGCGCCTCCTGCTGGCAGGGCGCCGCGGTCAGGACAAGGACAAAGGCCAGCTTCTTTTCCGTATCCAGGAAGGCCGGAATTTCCTCCTCCTTCAGCGTAAAGTACGCCAGATGCTGCCGCCGGGCTGCCTGCTTCATTTTGCGGAGCAGCCGCTCCGGCAGGGGGTCTTCCTTAAAGACCGGGAGCAGGGCAAGCGCCTTTTCTCCTACGGAATGGTTCAGGCGGGTGAGGCCCGCGTCCGGATTTTCCCGCTTCAGACCGCTCATGGCGCGCTGCATGGTAAGCATGTATGATTTCCTCCTTTAACCTGAATGAAATCGGCTATTTTTCTCTACGCCTATATCGTACTGCTTTTCGCATAAAAGCAGGTCACTTGCCAAGTGACAACTGCAGTCGAGGGATTATTTTTACTCTTATTCGCATAGGGAACGGAAAATCAAAATGCAGTCGAGAATTTAGTAGAAATAACCATTTGCGCCGGCAGCAGGAAACCTTCTGCCAATGTGCCTTTCTTCCCTTTTGGAACGCTGTTCAAAAATTTTCCCGTCACTTATGAAGTGACCTTATCTTATGCCTTTCCTGCTATAATAAAGCTATCAATGCTGAGGCAGAAAGACTTATATCATCAGATAAGTGAAATCGTATCGACATAAATGCTTAAGGAGGAATCATAGATGGGTGCTGTGGCTGTGACCTATGGATTAACGGAAAAACAAAATGCTATTCTTACGCAGTGCTTCGGGGATTCGTGCGTGGCGGCAGATCACCTGGACGCACTGTTTTCTCCGGATGTGGTGGTGCCCGTTGTCAATCCGGACCGGCTGAATGAGACGGAGCAGCAGGCTTTAAACAAAGGATTTGAACGGCTGCAGCCTTTCACTGTCGTTCTTTTGACCAGTATGGAAGATGTTCGTTTTACTTATGTGCTGGAAAAACATCCAGAATCCATGGCGGACACCATAGCGGTCATCCGGGAAGTCCAGGCGCTTCCGGAGAGGCTCAATAAGGCGAGTGAGCGCGCTGCCAAAATGGAAACGGCCATTGACGATTTGGTCAAGGAGGCCTCAAAGGAGAGCTATATGATTGACCAGATCATCCGCACCGTGAATACCTGTATTCCTTTTGAGCTTCTGACCGCACTGATGGAACATGTACCGTCCCTTAAAAGAAGAGAAAAAGTTCCTTACCGGACTGAGCTCCGTTCGCTCCTTACGGCAGCTAAAATGGCTTATGGCCTGAATGATGCGGAAGACGCGGCCTTTCTTGATTCGGAGCTCTGCGATAAGCCGTGGGTACTGACTCTTTCCGAAATGCTTCGGTTTCACTACCAAAAAACGGCGGATAAAAATCATCCGTTTCGGAAGGAAGTTAAGGAGTAAAATCGTTCCTGAAACTTAGCAATTAGCGAGTGCCCTTCACGAAAGCAAAAAATCACCTGTGAACCCATGAATTTGGGTGGTAGATTTTGCACGATGGGGGGCACTCACTACTCATACGCTAACGGGAAGCTCATGGAATTTTGAGCATTCCCTATACTATAATAAAGTTATTATTCGATGCAGGCGTTCATCCGGACGAGGGGAAAAGCGGGCCTCAATGACTGCGGCAGCATTTTCTTCGCCTGGCTCATTGGGGAATAGAAACGGAGATTATTATGCGAGAAAAAATTATTTTTGCCCCGGGAATCAATACGGCGGAACTTCAGCGGATGCTGGCCCAACAGGGCCGCAAGCTGTTTGGTTATCGATTTATGGGAACACAGGAACTGGCGGAGTATGTCCTGGCTGCTGCCGGAAAGGCCCTGAATCATCCGATTTTACAGGAAAATGAGGAACTCCTTTATACTGCGCAGGCAGTGGAAGATACTGCGCAGGCAGTGAAAGGGGTTCCTTATTTTGCTTTTCATTCTTATTCCGATACTCATAATATCGCTTCCGCCATCCGTCAGATGCGCTGCATGGTGGTTTCTGATACGCCGCAGCAGGAAGATGATGAAATTCGGAAGGCACTGGACAAGGGTCCTTTCAAGAAGAAAAATGAGGCTCTTAAAAAGATTTATCAGAAATACAAGGATGCCGTCAGTAATGACGGGCGCATGGACAGCATTGATGCCATCCGGCAGGCTGTGGCAACAGGTCAGGCAGTTACTACCCAGGCGGATGTATACGTTCTGGAAGAAAGTATGCGGTCTCCTCTTGAAGAAAAGCTCCTTAATGTGGCTGCAGGCGGTAAGGCCAAGATGAGGAGCCTGTCAAAGCTGCTTGGCAATATGGCTGAAGCAGACTCGTACCACGTAACTAACTACTGGCAGTGCTTTGACGCGGCCTGCGAAGTGGAAACGGTACTGGAACATTTGCTCGAAAAGGGGCACCTTGACGAGTGCCTTGCAGTAGTCACAGATCCTGCACTTTATGCGCAGCTCTTTTTTGACGAAGCCATGGCCCATGATATCCCTATGACTTTCGCATGCGGGATTCCTGTCCGCAATTCCAATCCAGGTGTGCTGTTAAGTGAATATCTGCACTGGAAAACATCCGGGTATTATGGCAAGGAAGCCCTGCGTTCCCTCGTGTGGTGCCGCGGATTTGACACGCAAAAATTGAAAGCACAGCTTCCGGAACCGGGAGAAAATTTCTCTAAATTGATTGACCTTTGCGGGCAGCTCAGACTGAACGGAAATGAGACAGTTAACCGTAAGCGGGTGGAAGACTACAGTAATTCACTTACTCCTGAGGAAAAAAAGAATCAGGAAAAAACGCTCAGCAATCTTGATAAAATGGCGGAAATTTTGTCCCTGCCGGCGGATCAATTGATCAAGACATTCAGCAGGATCCGCCGCCCTGATGGTAAAAGAAAAACAAGCCAGCTTCTTTCGGCGCTGGATACGGCGGCCAGGGAAGATATCGCAAGCCGCCTTGCCATTTTGAATAAGCCCCAATATTTCGACGCAAACGACGTGATCCGCAGTATTCTTTCCATGTCCACCTGCTGTCAGAGCAGCCAGCCCGGGGCACTGCATATTGCGTCAGTGGAGCAGGGGCTCTTCTGCATCCGGAAGCATATGGCTGTCTGCGGCATGAATGCGTCTCTCTTTCCGGGACGCCCCGTAGAAAATTATCTGCTCCTCGATGAAGATTGGGAAAATTTTGCGGATAAAAAGACGGCGGAGCCCTATACGTCGGCGGGCCGAATCCGCCTGAAACAGGAACGCCTGAAGCAGCTGCTGCAGACCGCTGCCGCTCTGAATTCGGATGTGGATATTTCGTACTTTGAACTTGATGCGGCAGCACTAAAGAAAGTGAACCCGTCTTCGGCACTCTATGAAATCCGTACAAAAAATGAGGTCAAGGCTGCCAAAAAGGTGGCCCGTTACACAGATCCAAATCTGACTCCGGCAAAAGGTGTGGGAGATGAGTATGCCAGAGGCAAAATCGTTCAGCCGGACCAGGAGAGGTCAAAAACTCCATTGGATGTGAAGGGAGATTTGAGCGAGACAAATTATTCTCCCACCCAGATTGAGACATTTTTCCAGTGTCAGAGAAAGTTTTATCTGAAGTATGTTTTGGGTATCCCGGAACCGGATGAAGAAAAGCCTTTTGAAGTCATTCCGGCAAATGATTTTGGTACGCTGGCCCATGCGATGATGGCGCAGCTTGATAGCCACATATCTAAAGAGGAGTTTATTTCCCGAGCCGAGACCGCATTTGATACATATATAAAACAGCATCCGCCGGTTGCTCCTTACAATATAGAACGCGAAAAGAAGAACTTTACGGATATGCTGAGCGATGCGTATGAGCATGATCCGCATAATAAAGTGATTCTTAAAGAAACGGAAATGTCATGTACCCACAAGGGAAGCGGCATAGAGATCCATGGGTACCCGGACCGCGTCGAAGAGCTGAGTGACGGAACCTATCAAATTGTAGATTTTAAGACCGGCAAAAAAGTCAAACAGAAGCAGGATGATGTTGATTCCTGCCTGCAGGTCCTCCTGTATGGCTATATCATGGAACAAAAAGGACATAAGATTTCTGATGGGGAGTACCGTTATTTGCGCTTGTCAGAGACAATTTCCTGCACTTATGATCCGAAAAAGGAAAGTTTGGATAATAAACTAACGGAGTTTAAAGCGGCCCTGGAGAAGGGTGAATTTCCTGTTGCTGATGGGGAAGAGGCATGTGATTACTGCAAATATGAAAGCATCTGCGGCAAAAAAGATAGAGTCGGGGGGAATCAGCCATGAACCGGAATTCAATGGACGATAGTATAGCAAGAAAGCGGATTCAAACCGAAACCAACAAAAATTTCTTCGTGGAAGCCGGGGCCGGATCCGGCAAGACGACGATGCTCGTAAAGCGCATGGTGGCGATGGTAAAAAGCGGCATTCCCGTCAATCAAATCTGCGCGATTACTTTTACCAAAACGGCGGCACGGGAATTTTATGAAAGATTTCAGCAGGCGCTGAGTGAGGAAAAAGGAGATCCAAAGTGCGAAGAGGCACTGAAAAACATTGACCTGTGCTTTCTCGGAACAATTGATTCCTTCTGCAGCAAGATTTTGTCGGAACATCCTGTCGAGGCCGGTATTCCGTCCGATGTGCATCTGGCGGATGACGAGGAAATGCAGCGTTATTACAGGCAAATCTATGTCCGGATTTGTCAGGGAAAAGAAGGTTCGGAACTGGCTGAAAAAGCAAAGAAATTCCGCACCTTGTTTTGGAATCCGGAGCAAGCCTTTGCCGACAGTATGAAAGTTCTGATGGAGCACAGGGATGCAGAATTCCAGCACCTGCCTAAAGCTCCTGACAATGCGGTTCTTAAAAATCTTAAAGATGAGTGTTTGAGTTTTTTGGAAACGCTGCAAGCCAATGAGATTGAAATGAAATATACTGGGGAAAAAGGTAGCCAGGCCGCATGGGAAAAACTTTCTGTCTCCCTGCAAACACTGCAAGGGGAATGGTCAGAGCATCTGGCTGATGTGATACAGGCACTCAAAGATATTAAAAATCTTCGTACGGTTTTTCCCTTTTCAATAAAACTGAACGAGAAATTTTTAAAAGATAAAACTAAGAACTCAAAAATATTGAACCTTGAGACGCTAATGAATCCGCTGGAAAACTATCGGTATGATGTGGCTATGGATTTTTTGTCGGATTGCATCCCCGTCTGTGAAAAATATCTGCATTCCCATGGCGTTATGACCTATTTTGACTACCTCTACGACCTTCGCAATATGCTCCGGGAAGATGCGCAAAACGGTGGAAAACTGATTAACTATATTGCCGAACGGCACAGTTATTTTCTGATTGATGAATTCCAGGATACCAATCCGCTGCAGGCAGAAATCTTCTTTTATTTGGCTGCGAAACACCCGGACACTGACTGGACAAAGTGCGTTCCGCGCCCGGGTTCCCTCTTTATTGTGGGTGACCCGAAACAGTCCATTTACCGGTTCCGCAGCGCCGATGTGGATTCCTTCAGGAAGGTAAAAAATCTTTTTAATAATAATAGCGTCGGGGAAGTGCTGCAGCTGACGAGTAATTTCCGCTCGACATATAAACTCTGCGACTATTTCAATCGTACCTTTGAAGCCCTCTTTCCGAAGGAGAAAAATCTTTTCCAGGAGATTCCGCTGGATGATAAACAGTCTGAGACAGATCCTTCTGTGCTCGACGGAGTGTATACCTATAAAAGCACGCTGGGAGATAAGAAGACGAAGCCGACAGACGCGGAGAAGGTTCTTCAAATCATTGAAACCATTGTGGGGAGCCCCAAATTTCAAATCAGGGATACGAAGAGCAGAGAGAAGAGAGAAATTCACTACGATGACATCATGGTCATCACCGCGGAAAAAAAGCAGATTTCGTCTTTTATTCCGCTGTGCAAGGAAAAAGGAATCCCTCTCTATGTGGAAGGCAGCGTGCCCTTTGACGATTGTCCTTCTTTAACGGCTGTGGCTGATATCTGCAGGGCCGTCGCCAGCCCGCAGGACAAGATGGCCTTATACAGGGCCGTTACGGGACCTGCTTTTGCGGTTTCTGAAAAAGATGTAGGCGAATACATCAAGCAGGGTCGTCCTTTCAGCCTTTTTGAAAAAGATTTTCCGGATAAGGATGCTGTGTCAGAGGCCCTGAAGCAGCTGCGTGGGTTTTATGAGCTGGGCCGGACGGTATCGCCGGCGGCATTTCTGGCAAAGATATTGAATTCGAGTCCAATTTTCCATCACGTTTCTTCCGCTAACATGAATGTGACGTACTACGCCATGGAACTTGTGCGCAGTGATTTCCAAAGCGGGGAGGTTACGTCCCTCTTTGATGTGTCGAAGCGTCTTGACCGGCTGCTGGACGGCAGCTCGGAAGAAGAACGGTGCCTTGATTTGGTCGAAAAACCGGCCGTACATATCGCAAATCTTCATAAAGTGAAGGGCCTGGAAGCTCCGATTGTCATTCTGGCTGGGGCAAAGACGGGCAACAATAAAGGATCTTCTCTGCACATTGATTATTCAGCTCAGCCCACGAAGGGGTATCTTTTTTCTGTAAACGGAATGGGAGAACACAACACTCCCTGGTTCCAAACGAAGCTATTCGACAGTGAAAAGGATAAGGAAACAACCTCATTGAATGAAGAAAAAGATCGTCATTTGTACGTCGCAGCGACCAGGGCAAAGAATGTACTGATTATCAATCAATTAGATAAAAAATCGAAATGGGAAAAACTGCTTAAAGGTACGGAAAGCGATAGCAGCGATATTTTTGAAATCATCGGAAACGAAGCGGAAAGAAAAGACACTGCAAAGGAAGCTGAAAAAGATACGGTGTCAATCACGGATGTTTCGAAAGCCGAGGTGCCTTGGAAAGACGATACGTTTGATAAAACGTACGACATCAAACAACCGAGCGATATAAAACAGGATCCTGAAGATGAAAAAGCGAATAAGCCGGCCCCAAGTGCTGCGGGCAGCACGCCGGGTGCGCCTGACTCGAATGCCCACTCGGCTTTACAGGCTATTTTTGACGGCCGCAGAGTGAACCACGCGGCTATGGGGACGATGGTGCACCGCCTGATGGAACTCTTAGTGACGTCGCATTGGAAGCTGACAGGTGATAAGGCAGTATCCATTGTCATGGCGGAACTCGGTGATACGGTGCCCGAAGACGAAAAAGAGCGTTATCAAAAAGTGCTGCAAAAGGTCGCAGAGACCATGCTGAATGATGACGGCTATCCACAGGCAAACGGATCTGTGCAGGACCTTTTTACCGAGCTGAAATCGGCAGAAGAAGTGCATTGCGAAATTCCTTTCTGTTATCAGGAGAAGGAAAACCATAAGCTCTGGAACGGTACCATCGACCTGTTATATAAAAAGAACGGCGGCTGGCATATCGTGGATTATAAGACCAACCTCGACGGATCCGGACTGGACGAACAGTACCGCACGCAGCTGGAAGCGTACCGGAAAGCATTTAAGGAGATTGTGGGAGAAGACGCGGATACAAGGATTTACCATATCGAGCTGGGATGAAACCCGGGCAGTGGATGGCGGCCATTCATTGTATTTCGTAATTGTTGAGAAAAGCTGCAGTCACTACTAATGTGGCTGCAGCTTTTTGTCTATTTAGTTTTGCCAAAGCGCAGCTTTGGCGACTGTATTCGGCCTTGTTCGAGCGAAGCGAAGAAAAAGGGGAACCGCAGTGTGCGTCGATTGACTTTTGTCAATCGCGCACACGATTGCGGTGGATATTCAGTTAGATAACAAGTAAGGGTAAATACGAAGTGTAAAAAAACAGCACTCCTGAAAGTGGCCAAATCAGAGATTTGGCTCAATTCAATTAGGACGATGCCTGATTTTACCCATTCCTGCGTTCTGAATGAATACCCACCGCAGACGGAAGGGCCTGACGGCGTCAAGCCCTTCCTGCGGTCCGCCCCTCTTATTTTCCAATGGAAAACAAGAGGGAAAAAGAGGCGTGAAATTTCACACAGGCCTTCTAAATTTAAAAAAACAGCTCATTAGGGTTAAAACATTCTATCCTCCATCGCAAGCGATTCTCCTCCTTTCGACGCCGCAGTGCGGCGTGAAAGAAGGTCTCTGCGAGAAATAAACCACAGATGATTTTTATAAGTTCGTAGAAAAATGCCTTGGCAATTTTTCTTCCACGGGCGACCCGCGGCCAGCGACCGGCGACCAGCGTAAAAGGGGCTGTGAAATAATGCTTGTGCATTGTTTCACAGCCCCTTATTATTATTCCTTCACTTTCAGCTCCAATATATCCGGCCGGGAGTAATGCCCGACGGCGTCAAATTCCATGCGGCTCATAGGGACAGCGTCCATGTCGAGGTCGGCATAGAGGATGGCTTCCTGGTTCCAGACGGGTTCCATGACGTAATGGCCATAGGGGTCGATGATGCAGCTGCCGCCGGTGCAGACGTTGTCTTTCAGGGCAGCGACCTGGTCGGTCTCGGCAAGGTCTTTCGGGTACATGGCCTTGGTGAAATACTGGTCGGCGTTAAAGACGTAGCAATGACTTTCAATGGCAATGTGCCGGATGGTGTCCTGCCATTCCGGATTGTCGTTGGTGTTAGGCGCAAGGTACAGGGTGATGCCCTTTTGGTAGAGCGCCACTCGGGCCAGAGGCATGTAGTTTTCCCAGCAGATCAGACTGCCTGCCGGACCCCAGGGCGTCTCGACAATCGGGAAATAGGTGGCTGGGTCGTGGGAATCGGCCCAGATGTAGCGTTCCGCGCCGGTCGGCTTGATCTTCCTGTGTTTGGCGGCAAGCGTCCCGTCCGGCGCGAAAATGAGGTTCGTGCAGTAAAGGGACGTATTTACGGCGTCGCGTTCGGTAATGCCGATGCTGACATAGGCGTGGGCTGCTTTAGCCGCTTTGGCGATAGCTTCCGTTTCCGGACCGGGGACAACGACGGAGGCGTCATAATAGCGTTTCCAGTCTTTGCGGCCTGCTTCTCTGCGGGCACCGACGGTAAAACCGAAAGTCAGGCCGTAGGGATAGCAGGGAATGACGGATTCCGGAAAGACGATGAGCTGTGCTCCATTTCGGCCGGCTTCCTCAATCTGCTTTACCACATGGGCGGTCGTAGCCGCTTTGTCAAATAAAATGGGAGCAGACTGCACGACAGCTGCCCGCAAGTGTTTATCGATATCCTGCATGGTGATATGCCTCCTTTAATTCATCTAATCACTCATAAACTTCTCATGCCAAACCACTGCGCCTCATCATCCCAGAAGAGTTCAATCTTTAAATCGTTGGCATAGCGGCGCTGGAAACCGTATTTTGCTCCCGGCGGCATGTATTCATGGCGGCTCGTCAGGATGAAGCGGCCGTTTCCGTTCTGATTGATGCTGCTCAGGATTTGATGCCATTCTCCCACGGTGTAGCCCATGCGGGCGAGGTTATCCAGGGAAACAAACGTTACCCATTTGCCGTCGCGCTTGCCAATGAGCCAGTAGCCGCAGTTCATGCCGTGGGCACCGATATCGGCAATGATCTCGAAAAAAGTCATGTCAGGGTTCTGGGTCCGAATCTGTGTAACCTTGTAGCCGACACCGCCCCTTGCACCGACCGTATTGATAAAGGACAGATAATCGCGCCTTCCGCTCCGGCTCATCAAATGCAGAAATCCGTAGTCGTCGGTCTCAAACTTTAGCTTCTCGCCCTCATATCTTGTATTCATCCGCCTGTTATCCATGTAGATGAAAGCGCTCTTTTCCGGTGTCAGGAATTCTGCGGCTTCTGCTGCTTCGGTTCCGATGACGGACATTGCCAGGCTGAAGCATAACAGGAACAGCGTAGGGAATAATTTTTTAGTGAGGTGCATAGCATAATCTCCTTTTGTAACGTGTTTTTTACTTTTTTATCATACAACAGAAAAGTCGAAATGGGAAATGATAACAAAAAAGCTGGCATTCGCCTTTATTGAACCACTTCTCTGATTAGGGCACGCTAGCCATCAGTGATAGTAAGGACAACAGGGAAATCGTTTGCGGTGAATGACGGCCTAGACTAAAAACGCCTTTTTTCTGCAAATTGCAGCTATCTGCCTCAGGTACAGGCCCGACAATCTGCCTCACGGGTGTGCTGGCTGCTCTCCATCAGCATCCGACTATTTTTTGCACTCTGCCGAAAGCGAATCTAACTGCACTTTCCATTTTCATACGGCTTTCGAATCCCGCATTTTAACTATATATTTTTAATAAAAAACAGAATTTCGGCATGCGGTGCAGTGTACAAGTTTGAAATAAAATTCCATGCGAAATATAATAAAAATAATTATAATCATAATTTATATACAGCATCACAAAATTCTAAGAACTACAGTTTGTAAGCAGAAATAGAGGCGCATTCCGTGAGCCGTTACTGGGATGAATATTTTGACTTTTTCGACGAAGCAGGGAAAATGGGGAAAAATAACGGCACTTATGCCGAAAATTTTATAAATAGAGGAGAGATGCAGTTATGAAGAAAATCTGGTTATTGCTTTGTATGATCTGCCTGCTGATGGTAGGCGGCACCGCGTCGGCTGGAGCCAATTACCCGGATCATCTGGGCGGAGACAGCAATTTTATCTGTGTTGACGGCCATATGGGCTATGGTTTTTATCTGGACCGTTCGTCCCTTGTGGTGGAAGAGTATAATCCGCCGGAATACAGGATCGCCGTAAATGTCTGCGAAGTGGAAAATCCGGCATACAATACGGCAATCGGCAGAGTCTTTACCAATGAATTTGCTTATAACTGGACAAGCCGCCGCATGTACGTAAACTCAAACGGCAGATGGAGATATCTGGACCCGAATGGCTCTTGAGCCCAAACGGGCATTTCCATGCCGGCGGGGGAAATGGCTTTTTACCTGGCATATAATATGAGATTCTACAACGGCCGTTTTAGCAGTGAATTTTACGATAGAGCAGAATAGGACGCTTTGCATAAAATAGCTACGATGTATTTTCGGCGGCGCCTGGGGCGCGGCTGTTTACAACGAGACCTTGGGAAAGGGGAAATCAAATGAAAAAAATAATGTGTTTTATCGGTGCACTTGCTGTCTGCCTTGGCTTTTTTATTTCTGGTACGCCCAAAGCAGCTTATGCAATGAGAAATCTTCCGGCAAGTCAGCTTCCGTACAGTGATATGCTCTATGGCAAATATCCTCTTGTAGGTGCAAATGATGCAAGTACGTTTTATTTGGATACTACCAGCTGCTATGCTGCCAGTGATGGGAACATTGCTACCTTGTCTGCCTTAGTTTATAGCCCGTACGGCGGTGCACAATCGGACGGAAGTCCTGCTCATCTTTCTAAAATCACTTTTGTTTTTAAAACCTATAAAAGAAGGTTCTTCACGTTTTTTTCGGGAGTATACCTCTTACGGTTGGAATTGAGAGGTAGCGAATTAACGTGA